GAGTAGGTGATAACATTCTTGATTGCCGAATGCACTATGCACGAAATTCCGCTATACTGTTCAACGTCAGTTCCCATTTGTGAGCATGACTGATAAACACTTACCGCCGCATCGCCGTTTTCATATACCACCCCGTATGTTGTGCATTCGTGTGGTTCGCTGGCGTTCATATCTTCTTTCATTATCCACCTGTTAGAAGACCAACTATCTTCCCAGTCGATTCTAACCAGTTGTCCTATTTCTAATTTCCAGCGTTGTTTACTCATCGTCATTGGGTTTTCAGTGTGAATGCGTCTCGCCTGTTGTCAATGGCCGCGTATCCAAGCCGGATCATTTGACTGTAATTATCTTCGTGCGTGTTGACCATTCCTTCGATCTTATTATGGCCGCAGCAGCTTCCGTATGTGGTTATTCCCTGTGCCCATAAGTAGTTTATTTCAGGCAGGATGCAGCGATCTATACAGATCATTCCTGAAAGACCAACAAGCATTCGCCGCTCTTTGTACCCGCTCATGTGGGTCGGAATATCCACAGTCACCTGATTATCGTAACTGCCCATTTCTACATTCGCGCAATCACACATCGTCCCCTCTATCCCGTTTTGTTTGCTTCTAGGAAGGCGGCTATGTCTTTTTCTCTTTCCTCCTGCTCTCCCGCAGCCATTGCAACTCCAATAATGACTTCGTAGAAGCCCAAAAGAATCCCCGGCATGGCTTCCTCTACTAATTGGATACAGAAGTCGCGAACAATAGGCCCGTTTGCGTTGCCCATGCTCGGCGTAACGGTGCCTTCTTGCTTCATCTTCTCAATCAGCCTGTCTACTTTATTCATTGTCACTGAGGTATTCGTCGACCGTTTCCTGCCAGTAGTCGAGCCCGTGATCTTCTCCCTGATTGATTGGCCGGAACCATTTTATGAACGTCTCGATTGTCTCTCGCTGGACATACGGTGCTGTATCGTCGAGCTTCTTAATGAATGTCCGGTAGTGTAAGTACCCCAGACAATACCCGGCGAAAAGACCGATCGTACAGCTTACCAGAGCCACTATAATTGGGCTGACCATTTACAATTCCCCCCTTTCGTCCATTGCTTCTTTGAATAATTTCATGGCGTGTTCCGCCTTCGAGAAGGCTTCGTTTTGGCTGTCCAGTACGTTAGCCAGAGAAAGGATCTCGTCCGCCAGCCGCCTTAGTTGTGCCGCTACCGAGTGGTCGAGCGGGTCGCGCGGGTCGCGCTCCACGGGCAGATCAGGAACATGGACAACCTCGCCCACCGCTAGGGCATTGCCCAGTGATACAACATCAATCGTCCCGCCGAGCCCGTCCTGTATTGTTTCGGGCTTTTCCTCGAACCCTTTTGGCTTCTTGTCGAATCTTCCGTTTTTGAGCCACGTCTTGAATCCGTCGTCGACATTCAGCGTGTCGTTTTCATAGTCGATAACTCCGCGCTGGATTGCCCCGTAGATCGTGCCCTCTCCTATCAAGAATCTTTCTGCCGCTGCCGGTACGTCCATTGCGCCGTAGGAATACTGGCTGAGTCGGTGCATCTGTCTCGCGGCCTTCCACTGGGGCGAGTAGGGCTTCATGTGAGCCCACGGCTCACGCCCCTTCGTTGGGCTTTGCATGATTACACCTCAATGCTTCCGGTGTACTCAAAATCAATGCTTTGATCCGTGCTATCGTTGGGGGTGGTTGTAGCCCGGAGGACGTATACCTCTTTCACCGTCCCGCCCAAGTACCGCTCTGCCGCTGGCTTGAAGGATTTCGCTAGTTGTTTCAGGTAGGCGGTGTCATATTCGTCGTCGAACGTGACCCGGATTGTGCCGGTTAGGAGTTTGTTGGTTTTCTGCCCGAAAAAGTCCAGTGCTGATCGTGCCATTGTCGTTGCCTCTTTTGTTCATTGTCGTAGTTGAAACTTAATCTAAGAAGTTGGTTTTGTCAAATTACTTGCTTCCGCCATGCTTCGATTTCTAGGCCCTCGCGGTCTTTCTGGCAATAGGCGTTGATACAGGCTATTGCCTCCATCGAGCCGTAACAGACCGTGGCGTAATAGCCGCACTTCCGCAGCCGTTCTAGCCACTGTTTCTGTGCTGCCGTTGACCGCCCCCGCTGTTGTTTTAGGGCCGTGTTTCTCGGCCTCTTCATTTCGATAGCCAGCCCGTGATACCACACGCACCTTGCAAGCTCCACCGGGGCCAAGACGAAGAAGTCTGGTACGCCGGCTTTTAGCCCCTCGTCTTTCATGTACTTGCCTTGTCTCGGTGTGCGCTTGAAGGCGTTAGGCACGGCGAAAAAGTTTTCCAGTTCAGGAAATCTCCACTCGTTCGCCGCGCACCAAATCTTCACCGCAACCTGTGCGGAATGTTCGCTCATGCTTGGGCCTCCGGTTTTTCGGGGTTCCCGCCGGTCGTGTCTGCTAGGGCGGCGTCTAATAAGTGCTGCGCCGTTTCCGACACGGGTGGTAATTCGCGTTTCAGCCACGCCTTAATATCCAGCAAAACGCTCCGTAGAATCTGGTCTTTCAGCGTCTCATCGTAAGGAAGAAAGGCTATACTGAGCGTGAGCATTTTGCGGAAATCATATAGCCGCTCATAAAACTGCTTGTGGCCCGCCATGTTTTGCGGCGGCGGGTTTAGCTCTTGTGTTAGGATTCTGGCAAGCACCGCCTGAATAAACGGGAGCATCCCCTCCGTAAGGGCCTCTGTCATAACCTCGGTGGTTAGCCCTAGCCCCACGGCTTCTTCTAAATAATGGCTATCTACTAGCATATCAATATACCCGTATATGCCCGTGCCTCGAAATCCCGGCAATCTTTTGTGCCGCTCTCCGGGTACTGGCGTTGTCTGATTTGAGGGCGTCCGTTATCGCCTTCTTGTCTGCCGAGAATGCGATCTTCTTGACCCGGAACCGCGATGGCAATTCCTCTTCCTTCACGTCAACGTGGACGCGCTCAGAGAATTGGAGCTTCACTTTCCCAAGAGGCGTTTCGATCTCCTGCACCTCTCGGAGCGACAGATGCTCGACCAGCCTAGCCTCCATTCTGGCTACGGCGTTTGTTGCTGCCCGAGCCTTTGCCGTCAGCCGGTCGGCCTCCTTCTTCGTGGCCTCGGCCTTTGCTTTCAGATTGGCCCGAACCATGATATAGCCCTTCATCTTCGATTCTTCGGCCACCATGAATTCGTCCAGCTTCTTTTCCGTTTCCTCGTCCAGTTCCCCTTCGGAATCCAAGAGGGCGTTTTGAAGCCCAAGCCATTCTTCTCCTAGTTCGTAAATGTTCATTTCCTCGCCTCCATGCGTTTGATATAAAAGTAACGGGCGAACCGCTCTGACCCGTGAGGGTAGCTCGATCCGCCCGTTGACGACAATGGAACACTCTTATCAGAGGTGCCATTTTTAAGATAGTCGGTATTCCTGATTGTAGCAATCACAATCCGCCTCTCGCTTCCGTGAAGTCTGCCGGTGTGCCGTAGGGCTCCGCTAATTTTGATAGCGTCGCGAACGTGCCGTGCCGCTTGTCGAACGACATATCAACCGTCCCCAGTGGGCCATTCCGCTGCTTAGAAAGAATAAACTCACAGACGCCTTCCAGAGAGTTCCCCGTTTCGTCGTACTTCATCCCGTAGTATTCAGGCCGGTAAAGGAACGCAACCAGATCCGCGTCCTGCTCGATACTTCCCGAGTCTCTGAGGTCAGAAAGGATCGGCCTTTTTTCGCCCCTCTTCTCAACTTCTCTCGACAACTGCGAAAGAGCCATGACTGGAATTTCCAGTTCTCTCGCCAGTGCTTTCAGGCTTCGGCTTATGCTTGACACCTCCTGTTCGCGGTTGCTGTTCCTGTTCGATTCGCCCCGGATCAGTTGGAGATAGTCCACCACAACAAACGCCAAATCTTGTTCTGAATGCAGCCGCCGAACGCGGCTTCTCAGTTCCATCACGTTCATGGCCGGGTTGTCGTCGATAAAGATTGGAAGCTCTGATAGTTGGCCTTGCGCTCGAGCTATCCGAACCCATTCCTCCTGAGACATCCTTCCCGTCCGGGCCTTCTGAGAGTCGACTTTTGCCGCCGAGCAGATGAGTCTCAGGCTGATTTGCTGGACAGACATTTCTAGTGAATAGAACCCTACCGCTTTACCAGACATTGATGCAGAGACGGCGCACCGGGCGGCGAATGCTGACTTGCCCATCGACGGACGTGCCGCCAGAATAATCAAATCACCGTTTTGCCAACCCGTCGTCATTTCGTCAATCTTGGATATGTGGGTCGGAATCCCCGTGACTCCACCTTCCGTATTGTGGATCTTTTCGAGCCATGCAGACAAGGCTTGCATCGCGCCAGATAGCGGCTTCGCTTTCCCCCGGCGTATACCAGAACCAATATCGTACAGGCGTTGCTCTGCCTTGTCCAGAATATCGAACGCGTCTGCCGCACCATCGAGGGCTTCCGAACGAACGGAGGTTGTCATTTCGACCACTTCTCTCAGAATCGCTTTCTCTTTGATGATCGCGACGTATGCGCGGGTGTTCCCCGCTGTCGAGGTTCCCCGAATGGTTTCGGTCACTTCTGCCAAATAGCTTGCACCGCCAGCCTGTTTTAGGGTGCCCCGCTTCGAGAGTTTCTCCGAGACGGTTATCATATCCACCGGCTGACCGTCTGCTGTCAGTTCGAGTATTGATTGGTAGATCATGGCGTGGCGCGAATCGAACAGGTCGTCCGGTCTTATCGTGTCCATTGCTGCCCAGATCGTTTCGCTTGAAATAAGCATAGATCCCAATACTGCTTTTTCGATCTGCTGGACGTGAGGGAGTGTTGTTTCCATGTGTCGTCATTTTGTTGGGCTTTTAGCCCCTTCCTCAACGGTGTTTTTATTTATTAAAAAGGTAAAGGAATAAGCGTTGTAGTAGTAGGTTTGTGGATAAATCCCTGTTTTCGGGCTAACCCCATGTAGGGGATCTTATTACCTATGGTACGGAACGGTGGATAAGTTGTTAATTAGTGTGGATAAGTTCACCTCCAGCCTTCCGCCATTTCGTCGGCTTCGTAACAGGTTTTTCTAAACCTTTCAACCTGTTCTGGTGATAGAACGAACCACTCCCGCCCAACGTGGTGCGCTCTGTAAAGACCGTGTAACATTTTTTCTACGCCCACGGGACGGCTTACGGTTACATCACAAACTAGGGTGACATCGCCGGGGCAGTGTGTTTTTATGTCACGCGCCCTCCTGTCAGGATTGCGGGAGATACCAACCTTATGAGCGATTACGCCACCGAACTCCATGACGATTAGGTAAACCCGAAAAGGCGCAACCTCTGGGCGAACACGTTTGATTTTTGTCACGGGTCTATTACGTCAATTCGGATCAAAGACGCCGCTGGATAGGCCATGCTCTCGAACAAAAAGAACCCTCCTTCGTGCGCAGCTTCGAGCATTTTCAAATAGGCGAACCCTGTCATGGCACCCAGATTGATCGTGATTAGATCGGGCACGATAACGGTCGGCTGACCGATCCCCTGTCGCTGCCAGCCCACGTCGCGGAATATGGCGTGATATACCCTCACATTCGGCGTCTCGGGATCCGGGGATTCGTACACATCCCCATCGAGTAAGGGGCTGTCTATTGCGTTTTTCATTCGTCCACGTGTTTGAGGACTAGCCGGTATTCGGCTGTCCGGGTTTCCAGTTCCGTTATCGGAAAGTCTCCGAGTATGGAACGCCCTGCCAGATAGCCGCGAAGCGCAGCGTGGGCAAGGTGAATAATTTTCTGCTCGTCCTCCATTGTCTCAGCATCGTAATTCACCGGGACGTAGCCCGATGCCGTCGCGTGAGGGAATCCCTCGGGACTGACGTATGCAACTACCAATCGTCTCATACCGCCACCTCCTCAAGTTTGCCGACTGACGTGTATGTATAATTAACTGGATCGTCCGAAACTTCAGCCGCGACGCGGTCGCAACCCGTCCAGCGCATCCAAAGATTATAGCCGTATCGGTCGGCCTCATCTTCGGTCGCAAATCGAATTGCGTTGTAAGACGGTTTCACTTGGTTAGGAACGTATACCGCTACTTTATAGCTCATGCCTCCACCTCTTCTTTTTCGGTCATTAAGAAATCAACCGCCGCCCGCGCTTGGCTTGCGGCCTTGAAGATATACTTCTTGTCGTTTTTGAGTGCGCCCAACCAGCCCTTGACGTATGCGCCGTGATTCTCGTCCATCGCATCCCCGACGATACCCAGTCTGGCGAGCATCATCGCCGCGCCGATCTCAGCTACCAATTCCTCAAAAGCGTATTTCGCTGTGTCCTTCGTCGTGATCGTTCGGCCCAGTCTCGGGGCTGTCCAGTGGATCAATTCGTGGCAGAGCGTCCCGGCGTACTCCAAATCGGAATCGAAGCTGGTCGTGGACGGCAAACTCACTACATCCGTATCGGGCCTGTAACAAGCGCGTCCGGGGTTGAGGGTAAGTGTAAGGTCGTGCCGGGAGCGGAGCGTATCGACTATGCTGGCGAGTTGTGGCGGCTCCTGAACACCGTTCTGGATGTCGATGTCCGTTTGCTCGATATTGAATACCCGGTAGTAGCGCAAAACCAGATACGTGTCGTCCGAATTCTCGACTCCGTTCTTGCGCTCTTTCTCTTTCCAAGCCTCGCTTTTCGTGCTTTGCTTCCAAAACAGGATCATCGTTGACTTGCTGCCTTTCTTAACCGTGGCTTTCAGCTTCCGGGCCTGATTAAAAGTGAGCCAGTAATTCGATCCGAACTCGTGCTTCTCTCCTGAGAGCCAGCACTGTAAAACATTGATGCCGCTGTACGGCTTCTTGGTCGTGTAATTGGTCGGTGCCGCAGCCCAACCCTTCTTCCACGGAACGTCTTTGCCCGATTCCAAATGTTCTATCATCTGGTCGGTGACGTGCTGATATATGTCGAAGTCTCGTGCCATTGTCGTTTTGGTTTATCTGTTTTTTATCTGATCTCTATCTGTTTTTTGGCGTTTTATCTGTTTTTTTCTAACAGTCGTTCGCTTTGCAGAAGGCATCTTCGAAGTCGTCGTCTGCTGCCTTGTTGATTTCAAACCGACTTCCGATTCCGATACCGGAAATGAGTGCTTGCATCCGTTCGTACAAACCGCGCTTCGTGTCGAGTGTCAGGACAATCGTGTCGCCCCGGTCTGTTTTCTGGTAGACACCCACGCTGCTGTATGCTGAGTAGATGTAGAACGTACCGACATTCGTTACGTGCTTGTCACCGACGCGGGTGTAGGGCGCGTGAGCAAACCCGAACAAATCGTTCAGGTGGTTGCAAAGGTTTTCGAGATTGGAGTCTGTTATCCGCTGTGTCATTACAGGGCACCTAATAAAGTTTGAATGAATCGGAGTAGCGTGTAAGCCTGATCCGGTGTGAGTAAAAGTGTCATTGTCGTATAAGAGAGTTTCTTTGTCGTCTGGTAGTAATCTAGGGAATTACCAGAGGTTTGTCAAGTAAATTGACAGGAATAAGCAAAGAAATGTCAATTATTTTGACACTATTTCTCCAAAAGGGCCTCTAACCGCTGGATCATTGCCATAACCGTCGCATACGTGGGGCTGTTGTCCAGTATGTCGAGAGAGGATGTTCGCTTCGCGTCGTCCAGTTCGCCTTTCTCGATTGTCTCGATAAGCAGGTCTTTGGCCGTGTCGATCAGGCCCGCAGACGCCGGGGCCTTCAAGTCGGGTTTCGGCTTGGGTTTTGGTTTCGAGGCGGTCTGCCGCTTTCTGCTCGCAGGCTGGATGTCTGACCGGGTTTCGTCGCCGTCAGCCGTGATCAGCATAAATGCGAAAACAGCCGCGTACTTTTTGGCGTAGCTCATGGCCTTGCCAGAATGCTTGTCCTGTGCATCGAGCCCAGTGCCAATCGTTCGGATAATCTCGAACTCTTCCGGCTTGTCGGCATTCGTGATCTTCGTCGCCATGTGGACCGTCACCATAAAGGCCGTGCCGCCAGAACTCGTGGTAACCTCGTGTTCCTCGTAGGACTCCACCGAGGGCAGGAGTGTAACGCCCCACTCTTGGCACAAGCCACTGATCGTATCAATCACCGCGTCGTGAGAGATTCCCTTGTAGCTGACATTCCCGAACCTGACCGCCGTGTCTTTAATGACCGGCCCCGCCGCCTTCGATATGGCAAGTAGCTTCTGGTGCAGATTCATCGTCGTTCGTTGTGTTTCCATTGTCGTTCTCGTTTTATGGCAACTCCTTGTATGTCGCCGTGTATTTTTCTAACACCGATAGGTGGATCATTACAGATCGCGGAATCGTCGTGAGCCCACTGCGCCAACTGTGTACCGACTGCCGCGATACTCCGAGCCAGCTAGCAAAGTCAATATCACGGACCGGCCTGTTCAGGCTTCGCGCTATATGTTCCGTCAACTCGACAAACCGCTCCTTTGAGAGTTTGTATACCGTCAGCGCGTCCGCCAATTCTGCTTTCTTAATTATTTTCATTCCACTCCCCCGCTGGGATAAATATGTAGGCCCATGCCAGCACCCGCGCCAGCAGCCCCCGGACGAACCATAGATCGTCGTTGTCTTTTCTGATAAGCTCCTTGTCCGCGTCGTCAATCCGGCGTTCGAGCCAAAGATGGAAAGCCACCTCGCCCGAGAATGCGCCATACGTCATTTTATCCGCCCGAGAAGAAAACCACTCCGCCGCATAAACAGACCGAGAGGCTAGCACCTCCTGACCGTCAGCCCGGAGTTTCCGGGCCTGACGCTCTTGGGTGTCTCTCATGTACCGCAGGGCGCGAACCCCTTGTTCCTTAAACAGCATCTTCGGTCACCTCCGTTTTCATAATGTGGAGCAAGTCAGCCCCTGCTGCCATTAAGTCTCTCGCGAACCCCTCGACATGATCTACGCCGAGAAAGAAAGTGCATCCCCCCTCACCGGACTGGCTTATTTCGAACAGGACAAAAGAACTGGCCCCGCCGCGAAAATCCTCTGTGCGCAATCTGATAGGCTGCGCGTTTTCGTCTCGTTCAAAGTGTATGGCTGATGTCATTGTCGTTACCTCCTTACGGCTTCCGCCGCTGCTATTGTGATCTGTTTTGAAAATGCGTCGAACACGCTGTCCTCGATTTCTTTGCCTGAATCGACGTATAGAATTTCTGTTACCTCGTACTCTTCCGTTACCGGAGTCCAGTTATCGGGATGTCCTTTACTGCCGCCGGATTCGGTGACTTCGATACTGATTAGGACTTCTCGCTCTGAACCGCCGTTGAAGTCAAGCGTGATTTCGGTTTCAATTAGGTGCCTCATTAGCTGGCCTCCTTGTCGTCTTTCTTATTATCCCAGTATTCGTCCTCGGGGGAATTGCGGGGATCCTGTGACTGCAAGAGCAACTCGCGCTCGCTATCTTCTCCCTGTGATTCTGAGTGGCGGAGCCAAGCACCCTCGGCCTCTATCTGTGCTGCTATTGCCCAGTCTGGTTCTTCGTAAAAATCGTTCATTAGCTGACCTCCTTATCGACTGTATCGGCTTCGTCTATCGTCTGGAACTCGTCGTCCACCCAGTTATCGTAGGAGCGCAGCAGGTGACACAGGACTGAAAAATGATGCGAGTCTCGGCCCGTTTCTTCGCGAGCGTGTTTGGTGCGGAGCGAAAGCTCGTCGCTCACAGCGGTTAGAATCGTTTCGATTCCGTTGTTTGAAAGGCTCTCCATTAAGTCGCGGAGGTGAGCTTCTGTCTTATTGGCTGGTAGAGTTTCCATTGTCGAGTGTGGATTAAAAGGTGAATAACTAGGCGTAGTTACCGAAGCAGCCGCCGGGGTCTTGATCTTCATATTCTTGCTGGGTGACATCCGGGGCGGCGAGAGAAAAGTTGATTAGCTCTGGCTCGCTAAACTGGAAACTGTCGTAGTAGCTTAATACTTCAAACTCTGAACCGTCTGGGTGTACGTCGTAACCTTTTGATTTGAGAGTCTTAATTGCAGATTGAGTATTCATCGCGGGAGAGTGTTTTTGTTGTCGTTGTCTGTAATCTAAGGCAGAAAAGGGGAGTTGTCAAGTAAATTGACAGAGAAATGCAAAAAAGATGCAAGTATTTTGACAAATAGTGCTCGATCGAACACGGAAACTTGCTTTTCTCGACTATAAGCCCAAGTTTAGCTGCGTGTGCTTGGCTGCATACTTAGCGTAACGCGGAGGCAAATGGACAACTTCCATGCTTGGATCATCCATTTTGAAACGGATCATATCGGCGACATCCTTGCGGTGGCATTCTGACCACTTCCAACAAGCGCAAAGGAGAATGATCGGGCCGTCTTTCAGGAGCGGTCGAACGATCCGCATTCCCGCTTCCACGTCTTTGAGTTTTGTCGGCCCACCACGGTAGTTCTCGTTTCCGAAATCTCCAACGTGGCGATACCTGTGAGAAAGGACGTTTTGAAGAGACTCTTTCGTAAACCGTTCGTCCTTAGACCACGGTTTCAGGCGCACGTCCACTACGATTGCGCCGAGCTTATGGGCGTAATGGGAAATGTCCGAAGGGGTGCTGGAAGCGTAGCCGAGGGTGTAAATCATTGTCGTCTGATTTGGTTAAAACAATCTAAGGCGGGAACCGGATAGATGCCATGTTTTTAGGAACGATACACGAAAATGTGCGCCTGTTTGTGGCGTCACTGGCCGCAGAAAACCGAGGCAAGAAGATCATTGCCGGATGCTCTGACAACCTGACCGTCGAGCGGCTATTCTCACGCTTTGGCGTACCCGCCGAGATTCATTCCAATGACGTAACGCTCCACACGTATCTGCTGACCAGTGCCGTCCGTCAGACTCCGGTTAAGCTGGAACTCATGGATTCCGACTTCGCATTCGTGGCCCCCTTTCTGGGTGCCTCCGACCCGTGGATTGCTTGCTCCGCCGTAATGATCGTTTTTCGGATGCTCCAATACGAGAATCAGGGCAACGCGCACAACCGCCGAATGTGGCGGCACCACATAGCCAACTTCGAAGGACTCGTCTATCAGTCGGCAGCGAAAATGTCCTACGGGCTACCCCCAGAGATAACGTCGTACCACAACGGCGACGTATTCGACCACTTCAAGCGATTCGCCGACGACAAGGACGCCATCTTCACCGCCTCCTTCCCGTTCTTCACTGGCGGCTACGAGAAAATGTTCAAGCGCATGGACGAAATCTTCTCATGGCCGAAGCCAGAATACCCGATGCTGGACGACAAGCGTCGAGAGGAAATCATCAAATGGATGCGCGAGCGGAAACACTTCTTCCTTCTGTACGAGCCCCTGTCCAGAATCAAGCCTTCACTCGTAGCCAACAAACACCGGGACGTGTGGGTCTACTGCTACACGAACCTGACGAAAGACAAAGCCGTATTCCGGCGCAAACGAAGCGAAGAGGATCCGAAGTACCCGATCCTGCCAGCGGATTACGAATTCACCCGGCAGACACAAATCTCCCTCACCAAAGTACCGTCGGCGAACTCAGCCTTTTACAAAGGACAGTACCTCGCTAAGAACATCGACTACTCAAACGCAATGTGGGCCTTCGCGGTTATGGCCGACGATTACGTAATTGGATTCCTCGAATACTCGCTCACGTCGAGAGCCTTCGGAGCGCGAGACTCCATTTACATGATGGGAGATTTTGTCGTAGGCCAGAACAAAACGGCCAAGCTATCGAAACTGGTTGTCATGTTGTCGTGCTGCGCCGACATCCGAAAGGAGATCCGGCGGCTGACCGTGCAGGACATAAAAAAGGTTCTCACAACGGCCTTCACCGACCGAGCCGTTTCGATGAAATATCGAGGCGTATACAGACTCGTTAAGCGAGGCGAAAACAACGGAAAGAAGTTCCTCAACTACGAAGCCCTCTTGGGCGGACGAAGGTCTAAACAGACGTACCAACAATGGTTCAGAAAAACTCAACGCCAGAAGCCCTCGTCGAACAGCTAAACGACGCGCTGATTGCCGACGAACTCACGCCTTACCGCATAGGTATAGCCGACCCGAAGCTGCTTGCTCCGCAGGACGTAAACGCTCACTTCATGCCGAAGAACGTCTACGACCAACTGGTAGCGAACGTCCAACGAGACGGGAATCTCTCGTCGATGCCTTTCTGCTGGAAGAAACCAACGGGCGAAATGTCGATCCTCTCTGGACACCACCGAGTCGAGGCGGCAATTCAGGCAGGAGCGCAAAAGGTTCTCTTTCTCTACACAGACGCCAAGCTCAACGAACAACAACGCATCGCCATACAGCTATCCCACAACTCACTCGTCGGGCTCGACGACACGGCGATATTGAAGGAACAGTGGGCGAAGCTCCGAGACGTATCACTGAAACTATACTCAGGACTGGACGACCGGGCACTCAAAACATTCAACCCCGTTCTCTATTCCTCGTACAACGAAGCCTCTCTACGGGTGCAGACCATAGAACTCCAATTCCTGTCAACAGAACTCGAGGCCATAAAAACCACGTTCGAGAAATTAAACAAGTCAGCACGGCACCACTTCGCGGCGAGAATGGAGGACTTTGAACCATTCCTCGAAGCATTCATAAGACTTAAAGAATCATCAACGATCTATAACTCATCAACAGCCTTCCTCATGCTTATCCGTGCTGCTGAACTGATTGCAGACTTCATGGACGATTACAAGCGTGAGCCAACAGGAGAGGAACTGGAAGTGATACACGACAAGCTGAACGACGAGGGATTGATTGACTGAACATATAGAGGCTGAACAATGGGAAGGAAACCAAGCGAGTCCGAAAAGAAGAAAATCGCTGCCAGACGTGCGAAGGTGGCTGCGAATATCGTTGCTGGCGTGGATTACCGAACGATGTCTGCGGCTCTTGTGCAAGAGGGCTATTCGGCATCACTCGGCACGATTGCTTCTGACGCGAAATGGTTACTCGCAGATTGGCAAAAACGATCTGTTGAGGAAATGGACAACTTCGTCCGCGTGGAGCTACGAAGGCTCGACATTGCACTGAATTCAATCTGGGACAAGGTGACCGACGGAAATGACCGATCTATTGAAACCATGCTCAAACTCATGGAGAGACGGGCTAAGTACCTGGGATTAGATGCAGCCACTACCATCGAACACGGACTCCCCGACGACTTCAAAATTAGCGGAATCAAGTTCTCTCCACGTCCCGCTGAATGACGTATTCTTCAAGGACGCAGACAACGAACTAGACTTTGCTTACCATCCGGGCCAACTAGCGGCACACGGTTCTGATGCCAGAACGATACTTGTGCTTGCCGGTACGCAGTCGGGCAAAACCGTCTATGGCCCGTGGTGGCTCTTGCGTGAGATTATGCACCGTGGCCCCGGAGACTATCTGTTTGCCACGCCGACCTATCCGCTTCTCGAAGTCAAGGCCCTTCCGTCGTTTCGATTCCTCTTCCAAACGATCCTGAAACTGGGCACCTACAAAACCGCACCCGTCCGGGCGTTCACGTTCAACAAGAACGGAGAGGACTTGCTACGCAAAAACGGCTGGAAAATAACCGAACCGACGCGGATCGTGTTCGGCCATGCGTCGAGTCCAGAATCTCTCGAATCAGCAACGTACAAAGCTGCCGTACTGGATGAGGCTGGACAGAAGCAATTCAAAGTCGACTCGAAGCAAGCCATCGACCGGCGACTCTCTATCCACCGGGGCCGGATGCTGATTACCACAACACCGTACCACATCGGCTGGCTCAAGCTCGACATATACGACAAGGCAGCAAACCGGAAGGGCTCAGAGAAGGACATCGAAGTCATTCAGTTTGAATCAATAATGAACCCGACGTTTCCCGTAGACGAATACGAACGGGCTCAAAGACTCCTACCCCCGTGGAAATTCAATCTCTTCTATCGGGCCATGTGGGAGCGGCCTATCGGTCAAATCTATTCGTCATTCGACGAAGAACGCGACGTGGTTGACCCCTTCCCGATACCCGAAAACTGGTTGCGGTTCCTCGGCATGGACTTTGGCGGCGTGAATACCGCTGGGGTCTATTTCGCCGTCGATCCTGACTACAAACAAATGGTCGTCTACCGCGAATACCATGCTGGCGACAAGTCAGCGGCGGAACACACAAAGGATCTCTTGAAAGGTGAAGCGATCATTCCGACGTGCTTTGGCGGGGCGGCTTCGGAAAAACAGTGGCGTGTCGAGTTTACGAACTCAGGACTGCCGATCTCACGTCCTCCAATAGGTGATGTAGAGGTAGGAATCAATCGCGTCTTTGCGATGCACGTGGAGGGCCGGATCAAGGTGTTCCGTAATTGTTTGAAATATATCGACGAAAAGCTGCGATACTCCCGCAAACTCAACGATATGGACGAGCCTACCGAGGACATCGAGGACAAGGCCACGTTTCACTTGATGGATGCCGAACGCTATATCATCGCTCACCTTTGGACTGGTGCCGGAGATTTGGGCGGCGAGGTTATTGGATTCTAGCTAACTGCTCTCGTATCTTCTCCGCATCAAGCGCGGGTAACCTAATGTAGGGTGCCTTGCTCCCGGTGAGGATGTGGAGGTTCAAATCCTTCCCCGCGCTCAACTATTCAATCGGAGCCATGCCACGCACAGAAGCCACTCAGTTCTTCTCAGATCGTCAGGGCTTGGAGGGTTCAACAGGAACCACCATCCAAAAAACCCCTCTCGTTTGGTCAAGCACGAATGATCCGCTTGACAGTATTCCCAACGGCTGGGTTCTGTACGAACACCCCGAATTCGCGGCGATGTACCAAGACTGGGAGTATTGCTGGGATATGTATACCGGCGATGCAGCACGGCCCGAAAAGGTCGAAGCCTATCTGCTTCAACGCGCCCTCGGTGAATCGGACGAAGATTACAACGAACGAAAACGCAACGCTTCTCTTTCTCCGCATTATGCTTTCGCTCTCGATGCGCTGGCTGGATTACTGGCGACAGCCGAAACCGAAACGAAGCGGCAGTTTCAGGACGAAGAGTCGTCGAAAGGATTGGGCGACAAGGACGAGGCCGGCACTCCTGCTCATTCGCTCTGGAATAACGCCGACGGCGAAGGAACCAACTATCTCCCTTTCTGGCAGCAAGTCGCAATCCGCCTCCTGATCTTCAAACGCCTCTGGATATTAGCGCAGGGCGTAAAACGCCAGACTATCGTACTGGAAGATGGCACTACGAAAGAGATCCCAGTAAAAGAACCTCATTGGCGGCACCTGACCCCAATGGCTGTCACGAACTGGAAACATAATGAGCAGAATGGACGGCTTGAAACCGTCGTGGTTCATACGAAGATCGACACCCGGAACTCCATCGAATCAACGCCCCAAGTCTCAGACGTGTATACTGTTTATGAGATCGGGGGCTGGACAGCATACCAGAAGATTGTTCGGAACGGCAAGCTCATAATACTGCCCTACGATACAGGCACTTATGAGTATAGCGAGCGCATGGGAGCGGAGTTGATCCCAGCGTTGCCGATATTCATGGCGGAGCTACCGATGGCTCGCAACGTGTCTCTCAACGCTGCCACTCGCGCTAATGCGAACTGGAACATGGAGTCTGAGCGGGATGCACTTCTCCGTAACGGAAACATACCCCGCTTCGTCCTCGTGGCGCACGAAGGCGCGTACAAAACAATGGTACAGCGTTTAGTTAAAGGCTGGAAGTTGCTTCGCCATGATCCCGAACAAGACAAACAGCATTACTATGTCAGTCCTCCGGCAGAAGCGGCAAAGCTCTCGACTGAGGTACTGAAAGAGCGTATACCGGAATTTTATGCTACAACCTTCCGAGATTTTGGCGATGCGGCAAAAGAGCGCACAGCTACCGAGGTTCGAAGCAGACAAAAGTCCGGTATCGAGGCGGCATTGGCTCTAACCGTAGGAACTCTGGAAGAAGCCGAAAACCGTGGACTATTCCTCCAAGAACAAATCAACTTCCCAGACGATCGGGATGCGTGGGGGCAAGCCACAGCGACCTATTCCAGAAACTTCCTGCCTTTGGAGCCGGGTGCCATTGCCGATTTGATTATGACCTCATTCTTCCCGACAGATTCTCTACCGGCTGGCCCAGAGGCGACGAAAAACGCCGTGATCTATATGCTTGACTATCTCGGGCTCCAATACGACGAAGCCGAAGTAGAACAGGCGGTTGAGGAACGCGAGTCAGCCAATGACCGGGACAATCTTGCTTTTGGCACCGACCTAGCATTCTCGCCAGAAGAACTCGAAGGCCCCGCCGAGGATGAAATCCAAGAGGGATGAGCTTTACCATTACTCAGGCCAAAAACGGGTACATCGTTCGTGACGGCGATGAAAAGATTGGTATTCTCTACGTACATCCTACACTAGACGCGGCATTTTCCCAGATCCGCAAGGCGTTTGGCGATCCCGAAACCATTACCTTAGTTCCCATGCCGGAGGCTGACGAGCGGAAAAAGAGAACGCTACGAATAGGTGAACCAAATGGACTGGGCTCTAATAATTCAGACGGTGCAGGAAACGGCAGGGATTCTCGGTGAGGGTCATATTCTTGACTATATCGGCATCGGTGGCCCCGGCGCACTGGCTGTTCATTTCTACTGGTGGCAACGCGAACAAAAGGCCGAAAAGAAGCGCAGGAGCGAACGTCTCGACGAATACACTGATCGACTAGCCGAGAAGGACGCGGAAATAGAAAAGCTCTGTGGCGAATGCCAGAAATATCAAGACAAGTGGATCGAGGCCATGACACCCGTTGCCACCGACTAACGCACAAATATATCACCGCGCGATAGCACGAGCCCGACAGAATGCGGCTCGCATATCCGCCGCCGCCGCCGAGGACACGCTAAGGATTTACGTTCGGATGATAGCCCGAATCTTGCTGGACGTAAGAAGTGGTCGCCTCACCGACGAACGAGCCAAGTTACTTGCCCGGTCGATGCGTGAGCAGATGGCCCGGTTCGGTAACGAATACAGCCGCCGGATGTTGGTGCATATCCGTCTCGCAGCGAACGAGGGGGCCTTCGGTCACCTCAACGGAATTAAAGCCGTATCAAGCAATACAGGGATTGCTCTTAGCGCGGCGATGAATCCCGATTTTGTCCGCGTCCCTATCGAGGCGTTAAACGCTCTTATGCGCCGCAGGGGGATCGCGATGGAGCGGGGGTTGTTAGGGTATTCAGCACAGTTCAGGACGCTTGTGGAGCGGAATTTGAAGCTCGCTGCGGCTCAAATCGACGACTTGTTGATGGAGGCCGTAGGACGGGGTTTCTCGTGGACACAAACAACCCAAGAACTAGGAGTTCAGCTTGCACAGAACAGTCCCGAGGTGCAAGACATGATGAGGCGCATTGGCCCGAGAGGTGGATTCAAGCGATCTACATTCAAAGCCATTCGCGAGGGTGCTAAATTGGACGCAACGACACTCTCTCAGGCCCGGAAGTTGATGAAACGGGCGCAACTCATAGCGATCCATGAAACGAACTCTGCATACGACGAGGCTAACAAATTCGGGGCTGTCAAATCCCCTATGGTCGAGGCACTCCAATGGGAATTATCCGGGGCGCATCCTGCGGCCCATTCAACACCGGATGAATGCGACGTTATCTCGTATTCCGACCTCTACGGACTGGGGGCTGGCGTCTATCCGCCTGAAACGGTTCCTGCCCTTCCTCACGCTCGTTGCAAGTGTTGGACTAGCTCAATACTACGTCCGCCGTCACAATGGGGTGAAAAAAGAGAGGATCCGGGCGAGCCTAAAGCCATGACAAAACGTGACGCTCGAGTAGTTTTGGAGGCACGAAAAACGTCCACTGGACGCGCAGTGACCGATTCCGTGGTGCGACGCGCAACCATTTCGACGAACCGTGTAGTACGTGCTGCGAAAGCAAATCCAATCCCTGCACCAGATTTCCTTGAAACCGTCGATGCGACGCCGTAGCTTTGCGTTGCATGGTCACATCTGTTTGGAAACGACGCGCCATCGAAAACGTCGGTTCGGAAGAAGGCTCGGCCCGTGCCAGCCGCGATCCGTAAAACGCAAAACATACTGATTCTATGACTCCCGAAGAATTGTCAGCCGCTATTGATGCGCTGAAAGAAGTAGATCCCAAGACATTCTCCGAAGCATTACTGAAAGGGGCCTCGACGTTGTACCAAAACGTGTACAATGCGGGTCACAAAACAGCGACGGGAAACCTGAAAGAAAAGCTGGACGGGAATACTACTGAGATCACAGACCTCAAGGCACAACTAACGGCTAAAGACGAGCAAATCGTGAAGCTAGGCGAGAACAACCCGGATTCTGCAAAAGTGATAGCAGATTACGAGGCTTCCGTCCAAAAGAAAGACGATCGCATCATTGAACTTGAATCCAAGATCGACGAAAACGATACCGAGTGGACAGACCGCTTTAAGCGCAACTCCACCGACGTTACTCTTGAAAAGCTGATCGGCAATCTTGTCAGGGAACATGGCGTGGATCCCCGATATGCCAAAGCTATCGTGAAAGACCCGGACGTAATTGTCCGACTCCGACACGACGACGATGGCTTAGTCTCTGGGGCAGTCCAGCTAGACGGTGTAGCTCCGCTACCCGTGCCTGATGGTCAAACCGTTGTTGATGTATTGTCAACCGAACTGGCTGGCGGCGTCCCCGGTAAATTCAAGGAAGATCGTAGACAGAACGAGTCCAAACTGGGCGGCGAAGGCGGCAAGAAAAAATCGTTTACGGAATCAGAAATTGAGTCCATGAGCGATACCGAATTTGAAACCCAACAGGACGCGATAGACGAAGCACTTGCGGCGGGACGTGTAACCGCGGGTTGACATCACATCAACGCGCCCCCCGGATGCTTTTATCGTTTTGATTGTTGAACCAATGGGGGTGCAAAATGGCACTTACTAACTTTGTCCCAACGATTTGGTCGCGGAGGCTGAATGTCAGTCTCAGGCGTGATTTGGTTGGAATGTCTGTCGTCAATGAGGATTATATCGGAGAAGTCCGGGCCGCTGGCGACACACTGAAAATCAATCGCCCTGCCGCTATCAATGTTGGCGATTACAATGTTGGTTCCGACATCACGATCCAGACCCCAACGTCTTCCCAACTCGAACTAAATATCGACCAGTTTAAGTATGTTGCTTTTTCTGTCGATGATGTTCGAAAGGTACAGGCGAACGTCGAGCTTATGGCTCCCTACGTGAACGAAGCGAACTACGCTCTGCGGAAAACCGTGGACGAATTTATCTTCGGACACTATACGGGCGTTGATGCAAGTAATGTAGTAGCGAAAACGGTACTCGCTGCTGATACTGTCTACGGCAAGATTGCCGAGGCTGCTCGTCGTCTGGATGCAAATGATGTCCCAACAGATGGTCGCTTCCTCGCACTGTCACCACTGATAGTCGAATTCCTACGTACTTCTACGCAGTTCACCGCAGCCTCTGAGCTTGGTGATAACGTGAAGAAAACCGGACTTGTTGGCGAAATTCTCGGCTTCAATATCTATCGGTCAAACTCTTTAACGAGTGCCGCCGATGGATCTGATACCGTGCAACATTGCCTGTTCGGTCACACGTCGGCCTTGACCTTCGGTATGCAGTTCACGAAAATGGAATCTGCCCGCATGGAGAAGCAATTCTCCGATCTCGTGAAGGGCCTTTTGATTTACGGCGCACAAACCGTAAAGGCGAAGGCACTTGGCGATTTGAGGCATATTACCTCATAGCCTGTACTGGCTGACCTATGGGTCTGGCGCGTAGTGATATGTCTGCGCGTCCGACCCGGCGGTATTTCACGCGAGGATAACAATGGCGAATAAAAAAGATTTTTTCGTGGTGCGGAATCTCGACACCGGAGTCGTTTGCGGAGTCACCGAGGATCGGTATAAAAGCCTGATAAAACGGGATGATTTCGAGGACGCTGCACCGGCAAAAGCCAAGTCACGAACTCGAACCGCGAAAACAAAAACCACGACAGGCAAGGCCGTTAAGAAATAATGGCAAGCTACTTTGACTGGACAGCCACGCCGGATAAAAACATCCTGCATGATTCCGTCAGAGCGCACTACGACTTGGAGGCCGTTGCTGCGAATGCTGAACGGGACACAATAGCCATGTTCACCTATGGATATGGCGAAACGACCGTTGTGGCCTTAGAGGGTTACGACGACGACGCAGACAGCGCAGAGGCAACACTAAAAGAAGCCATGCGCCTGACTGTCGGAGAGGTTGCTAATCACCGGCTCTTGCATTACGACACTAAGCCGGGGGTCACGTCCGAATCCCGAGGGGCGCGGAGTGAAACCCGTAAGCAAGTAGATCCTCTGTGGCCTGATGGCTGGCAATGGCGACTAGGAGATTTCGAATACGCTCCCGTTGGCTGGATCACATGAGATACAACGAACAAATAGTAGTCACGATGCAGACTGGCGGCTCCCAAGACCCCGACGGGTCATGGAATGTCGGAAGCGAGAAGATCAAGTACGATGGTCATGGCGACGCACAGGAATTGTCTTATATGCGGCGTCTCGGCTTCGACTCAGAGCTTCAAAACGTGGCTGATATTAAGTGTTTCATTCCGAAGCCGCAGACCGTAGAGGGCTTTCTTGTGGGCGATGAATGCTCAATTATCTACGCCTCTGGTACGATACGACGCGGCACAGTGCGCGATATGTCGATTATCGACGACAGTTTTTATGTCCACACTTACGGCCCACTCGACCTGTTCTCAGGATATGTTCTCATTGACGACGAAGGCGATTGCCTGATACTAGCATAATGGGACACCAAGACGGAAAAAAATGGACTGAACTGAACTTCGGAGTGCCCGTTGGCTCCGACGTGGTGGTTTATCGCCAAGCCAACACTGGATCATGGTTGCGAGCCCAAGTAACAAACATTCCGGCCACAGGCGGTATGTCGGCTTCTCTCTTCGATCCGTATACTATACTTGCAGCCGTCGTAGACGATACGCCGGTTGCCGTGGCTGTCGGTTCTAAGAAAATGGTTGGCCGAAACACGGGCAGCATCAAAGGAATGACATCGGCGGAGGTTTTGGACATACTCGATCCGATTGACCTCGGCTTCTATTAAACCCGGTACATAAAAAATGGCAAACGTACTTCAACTTAAAAGGAGCATCACTGTTGATGTTGCTCCTACCACTCTTGTTGAAGGTGAACTTGCAGCCAACGTCGATGCGGCAACGGTTGTCGGTAACCTTTGGCTCGGCATAGAGGGCGCAGTGGAGATTCTGGTAGCAACCCAGAACCTCAATACACTTGCAGCCTTCGCGTTCTTCCTCGATACGGACGCTTTTACAGAGGACAGCGCAACACAGGTAGCCTCGCAGCAATCCATTAAGGCGTATGCTGACGGGAAGGTTGCGGCAGCACTTTATGACGCGAACTCAACCGTCGTAGCAGTAACCGACGACACACCCGTTGTCCAAGCCTTTGCTGCCTCGACGGTTCTTGGTCGTAGGGCCGCTGGTGACGTTACGGCGATCACTTATGCGAACCTCTCGACCGATCTCGGAATTGCAGAGCTTGGCGGCGTGACGCATAACTTCGCTGCTGCTGTTGCTCCGACGGTGAACGACGATGTGACTTCTGGCTACGGCCCCGGCTCTATCTGGATCGACACAACCGCAGACAAGGCATATATCTGTCTCGACGGCACCGATACATTGGCAGTCTGGACAGAAACAACGCAGGCTGGCGGAGGCGTTGACGTGAACGGCACTCCTGCCTCGAACGAAATTACGATGTGGTTTGACGTTGACACAATCAAGTCATTCGCCGGATGGAAGTTCGACGGAAGTGATATGACGATCTACGAAGAGGTGAACGACGGGAACCCGTCTATTGCACTCGGAAAAGATGCCGCAGAAGTGCTTCTCGTCCAAGCGGTCTATGACGGCGGGTTACAGACGCTCGACCGTGTGGATTTCATCACGAAAGCGGCTTCGGTCACGACAGACAAAGGGCTCTACCGATTCAGCGTAGACGAAGTGGCTATCCTCGACATCAACGATGCTGGTATCGACCTCGTGTCCAGCATGGGTTATTACATTAACGGAACACTGGTTCTCTCTGGTACAAACTTAGACAACGTGATCGTCGACGGCGGCACTTACTAAACACCACGCTTTTACTAAGAGCTAATGGCTAATACCTTACAGGTTAAACGCTCCGGCACTGCGGACGCGGTGCCATCCTCGTTGGCCGAAGGTGAACTTGGGGCTAACGTAGACGCCGCGACAGTTGTTGGGAATCTATGGCTCGGTATCGAAGGCGGTGCCGAGATCAAGATTCTTACCGAGAATCAGAACACCCTTGTCGGGTTTGGGGTGTTCGTTGATACGGATTCGATGTCGGAGAACAGCGCACTACGGGTTCCGAGTCAGCAATCCGTGAAGGCTTACGTTGATTCTGGCACCGTCACTATGACGAATAAGCGTGTCACGAAACGCAGGACTGCGGTAGCGTCCAGCACAACTCCCACGCCTGATTGCGACGACGAGGACTTCTACGAGCTTACAGCCCTTGCAGTGAACGCTACTTTTGGAGCGATCACAGGCACTGGAACCGACGGGCAACCCATGTATATTCGGATCGAGGACAATGGGACTACCCGGACGCTTGCCTTCAACTCAGGGACAGGTGGCTACCGAGCGATCGGTGTCACACTCCCGACCGCTACGACGGCGAACAAACTCATTTACCTCGCTCTCGTTTACCACGCAACCGACGACAAATGGGACGTTATCGGCGTCTCGGAAGAAGCATAACATGGCACTTTATGACAGGATTGCCCGAACCGATCCTCCAACATTTGGCAAGATCAACACACACGGCCTTTCCGCTGCAATGAGACTGGCAGCAAGCGGTAGCGCGACGATTTCGAGAGCGGGGATAATCAATCAGTTCAATATGAGCGTGGTCGATGAAATAGAACTCGACGAAATCATAGCCGCGTATGGGACGAAATCCAACAACACAGCCCGTCTTCTTTACATGGCGAAAATCCATGATGCGAACCTACTCGCTGAGTTTAAGCAGTACACCCATGCTCAATGGAGAACGGAATTAGAATTACCATAAGTCATGGCTGTTAAAATAGTCTGCGGAACCCATGTTGGACCGGGGGCGTCGGGGGCTTTCAACGTAACGAATTCCGACCTCGGCGGCGATACGCCAGACGCGGTGGTTATGTGGTGTACGCACAACACTTCCGACGGGGCCTCGATTGCGAATTGGGGCCTTGCAATCGGGTTGAATAGTGCGGCGACAGGAGTAGCAAATTCTCAATACGCATACGCGAATGAGGAAGATGGGGTGGCGCGGTCGGATTCGATAAATACAGGACTTATCGACAGCATCAATTTCTTAGTGGGCGAAGATACATACGGCGGCGGCTCGGGAAGCCCGTACGTATTTAGGCTTACCGCCTATATCGCCAACGGAGTGACGCTGGATAATCTTGCGAGTGTCACGTGGCCGGCAAATATCCAGATCCATTATATGTTTATTTCAGGCGTTGACGACTCTCACGCGGGGGCGTTTACGCCTACCGACACGGTGGACTCGTCCGTCGATATAACCGCTCCCGGTTTCCGCGCCGACGTTGTAATATCGGTGCTTGGAGAGGACCCGTACGACGGGGGAAAAGACACGGACGGCCCGGTCGGGATCGGGTTCTATGCGTACGACGGCTCGGTCTATCAATCGGCGGCTTTCTTTTTCTCGGATGACAACTCGGCAAATATGACCAACGGCGTAGGCGTCTACGGGAGTTCGGGAGGGCGAACGCCACACACTGGAAATCAAGGGCGGTACGAATACGCTTCTCACGCTAACGGCTTTTCCGCGACAACGCGAAATGCCTTTAATGTTTCCGATGTCCTCTACCTTGCGTTAAAACTTCCGTCGGGGGTATCGGCTCACGCAGGGACGTTCCAAAGCCCTGCGAGCGCGACAACAAAAGCCGTTACAGGACTCGGCTTTAAGCCGCAAGCGGTAATGCTCGTCCAAACAAAATCGGCAACCTCACAGGGAGCCAACGGCGTAGACAATTCTGGACCGGGAGCCGACGGAATATCTATCGGAGCGACATCAGGACCGGCGGCGGCAAAAAACACAAGCGCAGGAATAGCCTCGGAGGACGGGGCGGCGAATGGAAATTGTGGGCAACGCTCGGCGGACGACGCTTGCGTTTTACTCATGCAGGACGACTACGCAGGGGGCTTGGACGCGGTTGCGGTTCTGGACTCGTTCGATATTGGTGGGTTTACGCTCGACTATACTACTTGCGGCTCGGACTGCCAATCGAAATACGGGATCTACCTCGCGATTGAAGAGGACGGCGGGGCTCCACCAGCGGCAGAGCCAGAAGCGGGAATTATGGTCCCGTATTATATGTAACAACGAAAACGCATGGAGGCGTTACAATGAAAACAGAACTTAAATTCTCACAGATAGCGGAGGCTATTCAGGCTTTCGATGCTCTGGCAAAAATGCAAGTAACCCCAGAACTCGTAATGGTCATTCGCCATAATCGACGAGAACTGGAACCGCTGACCGCAGACTTCCGGGCCGCGATGCGGGAGAACCTCGAAGAACACGGGCGCAAGGATCGCAAGACGGGTCAGTTTATGACCAAGCGCGATTCCGGTGACGTGGTGGTATTCGAATACAAGTCGATAGCCGCACGGTCACGGTATATCGTGGAGTCGAATCGCCTAGCCGCCCAAACACGAACCCGGAATCTGGCTGTTGTTCCGTGGAAGGAATTTTCCAAGATGGACTTCGTTTCCGAAGCGGTTATATCCGCGCTTGAGTGGATGATTAAAGAGATGCGCACAGACTGGCTCGCCCGTCAGCGAGAGGAGAATAAGGCCACGGCTGAACGCGAACGATTATTGAATGCCACAACGAATGGTCGCGCCCGCACGAAAAAAACAAAATAGTGTATACGTTCCGCACGGACTTATCGGACTTCTACCGACAAATCGGGGAAGAAAAGCGAAAGGTCGAAAGGGTCATTCCTGCCGTCATGGAAGTCGTGGGCATCCGTATTGTCGAGTGGCTCCGTTCGACCGATCCGTCTTTCGGGATTCAAAGCGGAGGGCGCGTTGCTCACCCCGGTCACTGGGCCGACGATTCATCGAACCTGTCTCGTGGCTATGCCTACGAAGTCATTCCTACGAATCAGGGTTTCACGCTGCGTTTTTCAAACAACATTGAATACGCTGCCGAACTTGACGAAAAAGAAGGCTATTTTGTACTCTCTGGCGTAGCGGATCACATGATGGCCCCGGCTATTGTGGAATTGAAACGTGCGCTACGCTCTGCCCTGCCTCATTATCAAATTGAAATAGGATGAGCTTCACTACCGCCACACCGCCACGTCTCTCTGAACTCGCGTCGGACATTGTTACAACGCTCGACGTAGCCTCCATGCAAGCCAAGCTCGGCGGGACGGGTTTAGTTGTGGCGGGACTTATTACCGAAACCCCTGTCTTTGCCGCTGGCAGTGGGAAAATCGGACGCATTATTGTTATCCGGCGCGACGGGCCTTTTCCCGGTTCAAACACCGACCTTACCCGAGTATATTCGCCCCAGTTCAATCTCCGCGTCGATTGCCTGAAACCAACGCCCACTTTTGACCCGGATCTATTCCTGTCGAATCTCCACGCGGAAATCTTCACCCTCCTTGAAGGCTATTCGCCAACGATCACTTACGGAAAGGTCACACACCCGTTCCGTCGTATCGGCCCCCCTTCGACTCCGCGTGAGGACAAGCCCGGAAAGTATTTCTACTCGCGCTCTCTTTTCAAGATTATCGTTGAACCGGCATAATGGCACGTTCCTACCGAGTTGGCCCGGCTGTAATCCTGATTGCAGACAATCTCTCTGATCCTTCCTCAGAGTGGACAGAACTCGCGTACATGAAAGAGGGAGTACGGGTAGGAAGATTCCATAGCCGAGCAGCACGGGGCCGTGTGGATCAATACGGGCCTGTGGCGACCGCCGAGGGGATAGCCTATGCACCAGCCCCAATCACCGTCTCCGCAAGCTGTACCGAACACGAAGCCCAGCGTATCGCCCTTCTCCTTCAAGGCGATTACACGAGCCAATGGGTTCGGGCGGCGGGGAATCTGATAACGGAGCCCGAAGAGTTTGACCACGCTAACTGGTCGAAAAACCAATGCTCTATTTCAGCCGACGTGCTTATTGCCCCCGATGGAGTATTGCTGGCCGACAAACTAGCCCAGACATCCGGCATAGATCACTATATGCTGCATTCGTTCTCGATGGCTACCGGCGATCTTGTTGCCAGTTGCTTCGGGCGTTGGGTTGAAGGAAACAACGAATGGCTCGACATGAGCATTGCTGGCGACGGTGGCTCGAACGGATTCAAGGGCTGGTTTAATATCCGAACGGGCAAGGTCGGGACGGCCACAACATTCGGTGCCGGATATTCGACCCCTACACTTTCGATAGAGCATTATGGAGAGGGCTGGTTTCGCTGCATTATGCAAGGCGATATGACGGCCAATTCCAGTCCAGTTATTGTTCTTCGGACAACGGACGCCGATGCGGTAACCACTTCTCCTATCGGTGGCTCGATGTATTTCTTCGGAGCCCACGTGAAGGCAGGAACGGTTACACCAGACTACTTCGTTGGCGATCAGTTACGTGAAGCCGTAGCCCTTCCGTCGAAAGTCAGAGCCAAGTCTATCAAGGCCATTGCCGTCGTTCCGTTTATGGAATATGAACTGGGGTCTAAATCGTGGGCCGGAGCGGAACACCCGCTCTTTATGAGTCACGCCTATATCACGATTCAGCAACTTCGCGTCAGCAACGTAATCGACGCGCAAGGCGATTTACATACGTACCAGATCGTAATTCGTCGTGCCATGAAAAACGACGACTCTTCGATTGCAGGTTACGGCCAACCGTCAATGCTCGGCGTCGAAAGCCAGAGCATTCAATTCGATTGGAAACCTTTGTGGGACGGCATCGAACCCGCGATATGCGCGGGGCGTGACGTGGCAGTATTCAACCGTAATTTTTCGGGCCGTTATCACGATCAGTCTGGAATCGTTCGCAGCAAGGGCGATGATGTATTGAGGATTCACCAGTACGGTGTTCCGGTTGTGACTGCGGGGCATAATACCTGTATGCAATCCTCGATCTTCGACGATGCGGTATGGAATAAATACGAATGCTCCGTGGCAGGCGGGTATACAAGTCCTGTTGGCGGGTCTAATGGGTTCAAGATTACCGAGTCTGGCACCACGGACGCCCACGGCGTAGTAGACGGTATTTCGGGCCGCTATATGGCTGGCAAGTTAATGACGCACTCCTGCTACGCCAAAGCGGGCACCCGTAACCTTGTTTTTCTCCAATTCAATGATAATAGCAGCAATTCAATAAATACATGGTTCGACCTTACCGCTGGCACCGTGTTGACAGAAGCGTCCGGCGGCGGAGTTACAGATCGTGCCTCTGGAATCGTGGATGTTGGAAATGGCTGGTATCGAATCTGGCACCAATGCAGATACCCCAAAGACGCTGGCGTTGAGCAGTGGCACAAAGTCTATTTAACGGACACCGATGGCGTAATCTCCTACAATGGCGATGGCGTGTCCTATGCGTATATCGCCGGAATGCAAGTAGAAGAAAGCGGTGTTCTGGGGCCGTATGTGGATGTGCCTGATTCGTCGCCGCCGGTACTTATGGCCGAACCCACTTGGGTTGATGGTCAATGCGGGGCTCTCATGGAGCAAGGCAGGACAAATCTCTCCCTATGGAATATCACTCCGGGGGCTAACTCCAACTGGTCTACAACTACCTCTCGCGGCTCGTTTGATGTGGGCACAACGGGCGTAGCCATTGCCCCCGATGGAGCAATGGAAGGATCGAAACTCGTTGCAGATGCTACGGCGGCAGATACCCACGGATCGACACACAACAGAATTACCGCCACCGTTGCTGAGAAGTATTACACGTTCTCGATTTATGCTAAACAAGCTGAAATCCGATACTTCGGGATCCGAATAAACAACGAGGCGGTGTCTGTAACCGAGGGGGCAGAAGCGATATTCGACTTAGAGCTTGGTATTGTCGAAAAATCTCGCGTGGTATGGGCTGGCGGTGGGTGTTCTCTTGTTCAAACGCAGATCGAAGAGTGCGCCTTTGGCTGGTATCGGTGCCAGATAACAATTCTCTTTTCTGCTACGTCGGACGCGGATTTGTTCACGGCATTATATCTGTATGACGGGCCTGAATATGCCGACATAAACTGGGACGGCGACTCAGAAAGCGGCCTGTTCTTGTGGGGCGCACAGGCCGAAGAGGGCTCCCCGGCAACCTCGATGATTACTACTGGCGCAAGCACCGTTCTCCGGAATAACGATATTATCCAGATGGCTCACCAGTGGGCGTATTCAGCCGAGCAAGGCTTCACGCTCTTGGTCCAGATCCACCGTCTTTGGGAGGACTTAAACGTCGACCCCTCTGGATGGGTAATTGTGTACGGAGATTATCCGAATACCGCTGCGGGAGAGTGGGCGATAGCTATGACGTACAACTCTGACCGAAGGGCCGGTATCAATATGGAAGTCGACGGGGCTGCTGCTATACAGTTAGTGGGCGGGATTAGGTACGAGGATATTGATGCCGTGAATCCACGCGACATTGAATTGATGGTGACCTTTGACGAGGACGAACCCGCGTGGCGCGGCCATGTTCAACACAAAGATGGAGAGCTTGCTTTTACAACGGCTGCACAAGAGTTAGAAGATGGCGACTTGCTTGCTCTCACGCCCGGCGGCTTCGGATTCCAGACCATTTCCAATCCCCCCTCGATTGTGATTAGGCAAATCATCGCCGTTAAAGGCGTTCTTACGTGGGATCAGATGCAAAATCTGAAACGGTAGCGACCCCGCTGATTCCTCGACTCAACCTCGTATCTTATTCGCAAGCGAGTCCACCCGCATGGATTCGTGTGACCAAGCACGACCCGCTTCATCAATAACGTGAAAATAAAATGGCAAAAGTCTATCGAATAGGACCTGCTTACTGCTTTTGGGGTGACTTCCAAGACAGTACCGGGTCTTTTACCGATGTGACCTTTCTTGGTCAAACACGTGGGGATGTGGTCGTGCGGCTGAATCCGCAGATTGCACGTGGGCGAGTTGACCAGTTTGGACCGATTCCGATGGCGGGAGCAATATGGCTAGGTGCTATGGCACCAGAAGTCGTACTGCCGCTCGTTGACGAGGATTACACCAAGCTCTCGAAAGTCATTCTCGGTTCAAGTGTAGTTACGAATGGGAGCCGCAAGGCACTCAAATTCCCATCCAAACCGCAGCAGTACACCAATGCAGAAATCGGTATGCTTGCGATCATCCCAGTACGGAATACTTACGCGAACTACGGTTCGGGCGAGAATCCGTGGGGCGATCCTGACGCATGGTATTTCTCCGGCGTTGTGCCTCGCGATATGGGTGATTTCGTGTATCAAGAAATTGCAGAATCCGACGATGCGTTCAATCCTCATACCGTGACCTTCATTGGCACACGGCGCGAGAATTGGGCAGACGGCTCTACCGCCGTTGTCGCTGGTCTGGAAATCGGCTGGCGTGGTTCGCCACGTGCTGCCGGACTTACTGAGGCTGACTTCCCGTTCGCGGCAGAAGGCATCACTAAGTTCAATGCCTTGATTGCGACCTAATGCCTATCCGCGGACTTGATATTGTCCGTGCTGCATTACCGCGTCGAGTACCGTTCGGCGACCGGGTGCTTCAAGTGCCCCCGCCGACGGTGCAAGATGCGTTGGAAGTTCTGTATGGATTGCAGCACCGTGAAGATGAAACCGACGACGAGATTGTCCTAATGGCCCTCTCGCGTTGGCTTCCCGATACGGTGACTCACCACATTATGAGGCTACCGCTTTTGGATCGTCTTGAAGTCATACGCGATCTCGTACTGGACGGTGCGCCCGAGGCACCGCCATCGCCTCCGCCACGGCGCAAGCGTGACGCCGCTGGGAATTTCGTGGACGAAGAACCCGAAGAAAAAGAAAAACCCGCCGGTCGCCAGATTACATGGGCTGATCTATTTGTTTCCTACTGCCACGAATTCCGCTGCGACATTTGGGAATCGTATATCAAGCTACCCTTCCCGGTACTCGTGGCTGCATCCCCACAGATCGACACGCTTCGGGCTCTCGAAACCATGCGCCAGCTTGAAGTCGTGGCCTTCCCGAACCTGAAAAAGAAAGCCCGCCAGAAATACCAGGGTGCATTGTTGCGCCGGATTTATGGCGACTACCAAGAAATGCCGCAGATCAGCGAGAAGCAAAAAGCAAAGGAAATGGACGCACTTGAAGCAACACTATTTGGAGGGGGTTAAATGTCCATTCGCACCGACGTAGACATTCGTATCGACAAGGCCAAGAAGCGACTTCAAGCCCTGACGGCGGAAACGAAGCGGCAATTCCGTAGACAGAGAACGGCGGTTACCGGCGAGACTCGCAAAATGGAGGGGGCATACAAACGAGCCTTCACCAATATGGGTATGTGGGCCAAGCGGTTTATTGGTGGCATGGCCGTAGCTGCTGTATACGCGCTAGGCCGAGCATTCGTCGGCACGATACGGTCAGCCGCCGCATTTGAAAAACAGATGGCCGAGGTAGCCACACTGGTTGATACGACAGTTGTGAGTATTGACCGATTGGCTGATGGGCTCAAACGTATTTCCAAAGAGGCCCCGGTTGCACTCGACGATTTAACACAGGCACTCTATCAGACTATCTCCGCTGGCATCGACGCTGGCGATGCGCTGGAAGTTTTGGAGGTTGCAGCGAAAGCCGCCGTAGGCGGAGTTACCGATACCCGTACTGCCGTAGACGGCCTGACGAATATCATCAACGGTTTCGGCATGGAGGCGTCCGACGCCACCCGGATCGCTGACCTAATGTTCGTTGCCGTCAAGCGTGGTAAAACCACCTTCGGCGAACTATCCACTTCTATTGGTCAGGTTGCAGCACAGGCCAATTCGTACAACGTCTCTCTCGAAGATGTATTGTCGGCCACGGCAGCGATCACGCTGACGGGGCTTACCACGTCGGAAGCCATAACGCAAATCTCGGCGATCTTTACGGCTGCGGCACGTAAGGGCGCAGACTTCGCGAAAATCGGAATCGACATTACGGAGTCGCTCGGAACGAAGGGATTACAGCAAACCCTGATCGACGTAGCTGCTGCTGCTGAGAGAACCGACACGGAACTCGTCAAGTTATTCGGGCGCGTTGAAGGAGCGAAAGCCGTTGTAACACTGACCTCGGTTGCAGCCGACAAATTCTCGAGTATTCTTGACGACATGGGCGATGCTGCCGGGGCATCTCACGAGGCGTTTGTTAAAATGATGGGTACGCTCACAAATATGTGGCAGGTGGTTAAGAATAAGCTGAACGTCGCAATGGAAGAGTTTGGATCCAAAATTCTGCCGGGGATCGTGACTATGCTCGAACGTATCGACGATATGTTCACCCGCGCCGAGGATAATCCATATACAAAGCTCATCAAGCTGTTTTCTTCCGTCGGAATACCGATTACGCCTCACTTAAAAATGGGTGAAGTTCGTTTTGAGTTACAAAAATCGTTCAACGAATTGACGAGAGAGATTGCTGAAACAGAAATCTTTCTTCCTACCGATGCGATCCGGTCCATTCTGGATAATCCGCTTGATCCGTTTAAGGCTATTGGCCCTGCGCTTACTCAGCCTCTCACTATGGGCATTGATGAGATCGACCGACTATTGCAGTCGCTCCGAGACTCTGCTATCATTGTTGGCATGGACTTCGAGCGGATAGCACAGAAGTTTCCCGAGGGCGTATCTGGACTCGATGCCATTGGGTTGTTTGGCACGAAAAAAGACGAATCCGAATATCTCCGACTACAAGAATTATTGATTGCGATTACGGACCAATCCGACGCGCTAGTAAACCTGAAAGCACAGCGGCAAGCATTAACAGAAGTCACAGCCGGACTAAACATGGAGGACGAAGAACTGCTCGAAAACCTCAAAAGTCTGGAATCTGTTGACATTCCCGAACCCGTTCTTCACCACGAGAAGTTTATTGATCCTGCGTCTCTCTTCGTCCCGAAGGCTTTGGGCCTAGATCCTGTGTCAGTGAAAGCCGCCGAGACGGCTATGGAAGCACTCATGGCAAAAGTAGGCTCTACACTGGCGTTTACTGCCGTGAACATAGCTCGATTCAACGAAGAGGAGGCGGTTATTAAAATGCAATTCCGTGATGAACCGGAGTTGATGGAGAAGGCGTTGGATAAGCTGCGTCAGCGTATAGCGAATACCGCCGAAAAGCTGGCTGCGGATTTTGAGGGATCACTAGACTTTCTTCCGCCGGAACAACGAGCCCGCGTCTTGGCATTTTATAACAAGCTGCGAGAAATGTCCGGGGATATGGAAGAGGACACCAAGAAGATCAAGGCCAGTTTCGCCGACATTGCTCGTTCTGCCCGAGCCCTTCTGAATCTGGGCGATGTATTCGGAGATATGTCGGATAGCGTTCGTCAACTCGCCACGGGGGTTATTGACGTAATCGACAATCTTGGCGCATTGAAGGATGCACAAGAGGCGGGGGCGGGATTACTGGGCACGGCTGCACCGATTATTGGGATCGGTGCCGGGCTACTATCGGGTATCGGCAGCCTGCTTGGTGGCGGAAGCGATTTCGACAAGATGCAAGCCGAACAGCGCGAAGCCATTCAAGAAAACTCTAAGGCTCTCAGGGATAACGCAAGGGACATTTCTCGCGCAATAGACAGCTGGATTGCCAGTGCCCGTATCGGGCCGGGTGTTACTGGACAAACCTCCGACGAAGCAATAGCCGCTGCCTCCCGCCTTTCCGCCATAGGTATTGAGGATAGGGATTTGGCTGCGCAGGATCAGCTACTTCGGAATCTGGGGAGGCCCGTTGTGAATACGGCCCGCCGTGCGGAGTTGGCTGCGGAGGCGGACGCGCTATTCCAAGCACTGGAAGATACCGGCATCTCTGCATTTGGGGATCTCATGGACCTGTGGGGAAGCATCCTCATGGACGAAAGCAATGTTCTTTTCGATGCTATCACACGGATATTTGCCGGTGACGACAATTTCGTGGGAATACAGGGCGTATTGGATCTTCTCGATACCGAGCTTGGTGGTTTTGGAGATACTGTTGCGGGGCAGATTGCCGAGGCCCAATTCGGTGCGACCTTTGGCGGCTTTTCGGAACAAGAAAAATTCGACCGCTTGCTTGAGGGGATGCTGAGTTTGGAGGGGATAAGTCCAAACCTGTTTAGTATGCTCGACATTCTCAGCGGGATAGAGGTCGAAACAAAAGAAGGTCAGGAGGCAATCCAGAGTTTCAATGAGACTATCGGGCGATTCCTGCTCGACCCGGAAGAGTTCCTCGGAGCCCTCGGAGAATCCAAGTCGGGCATAGCTCCTGACAAGGCTTCTTTTCTCGGTGAATTAAGCAGCGAAGAAGTTGAGGCATTGCTGAGTTTCTTGCAGGGATTTCTCACGGGTGACTTTGACGGCGGTGCTGGCGGATCAAGCACCAGTGCCACTTTTGCCCGGTCGATTACTGAGGTTCAGGCTAATCTCATTGCGGCATTGATGCAGACCGACGTATTCCACAACGAGCGCACGGCCAATGCAGCGGAAGCGATCCTTCGGACACTGGATCCAAATGCTGTTATAGGCCCAACGACTGGCGGACTGCCTCCGCCAAATATCCCGTCCGGCGACGGCGGTATTCCAACTGGTGCGCCCGGTTCATCACTGGCTGATATTGACTGGCCGGGAGGCTATCCGGGGCCGATCCTCATTAACCCAGACGACGTGCCAGTTCCCGGCGGTTCTGGCGGAACGAACTCTGGCGACTTCAATGTTTACGTCGGCGGCGTCCTCGTGAACACCGGATTCACCCGAAAGGATATTATCGAGGAAACTACCGAGGCTTTAATGCGAGAAATGGAGGACACGTTGGACTCACAAGACTCGCGTATATTCGGCCTGTAACGAACGATCGGTTTTTGAATAGTAGTGTAAGGGTATAAGACAGAGCGGCTCGTGACGGGTCAACGGTGCAGCGAAAATGGCTAAGATCAATGCAGTAAAGTTATATGACTCAGACCGGATTTTGGTCGGTGACCCCGGAGGGGTTTCGATCCTGTCATGTGTCAAGGGAAACATACTTCGCTCACAGAAAATGGGCGAAGCGGAAAGCCTGTCGATAACCTTCAATGCGTGGACGGCTGCTGCCACTACCATTGAGGCTGACGGCAAAATGGCGATGCGTCGTCGTCGAATCATCCGTCTCGAATACGACGATGCCTCTTTCCGCGAATACCGCATTCGGGAATTCACTCGCGATGTGTCGGGCGATGCTGATGCGGTACTGAGGGGCGTTCATCTCCCGAACGAAGAACTACGTCGGCTCCACCCAAAACAACACCTTACGGGCGGCTTCACACTTGTTCAGATGCGCCTCATTGGGCTATCTCCGCAAGTAGCTCTCGACGGTCTTTTTGGCGCGACGTGGAACGGCCCCTCACTCATTAAGGCTGGAACCGTGAATGGTTCGATTACCGTATCTGAGGTGAACCTGTTCACCGACGGCACCCAGTCTTTCGCAGACGTATTGAAGGATCTCGCTGTCCAGTGTGAAGGCGAAGTCGAACTCAATTATCATTCCGGCTCGGACAAGTACGTCGTAGACATATACCCACAGATCGGGCTCACCTCTGGCGAGCGTTCTGGCGGCATTGAGCCTGAGAACCGGCCTATTGAAATCGGTGATCTAACGGGCGTTCTGTCAGCGAATAACCGTATGAAAAACCGGCGTCGTTCTGACAGCCGCTCGTACTTCTCACGGATCATGCCGCTCGGCGGTGGTGCAGACGACACCGTGACTATTGGCGCAGCCGAATGGACGGTTAACTCCGGTTCTTTCAATGTCGGTAGCGGGTACACCAAGCTGACGCTTTCCGATGATCCGGTCTATCTCGACGAAGGACAAACAGGCGAGTATTTCGGCAACGGCTCCGAAGGCTTTGCGCTGATTACGAAATCAACCAGCCCTGATCTGGTTTATGTCTCCGGTAACGAAACGGGTATCGTAGGACAGAAGGGGCTCTTCGCCGATAATTCTGGTGGCGACGAACTGGTACACATGAACAATCCCGCGGCTCTCGATGGGATATTCGAAAAGGTGCAGCGGTTCTCCAACGTAGGCCCGTTCAAGAACCATGTACCCAACGCAGATATTTCGGACTGGTCTGCTGGGCTCCCGGTGAGTTGGTCGAAGATCGTCGGGCCCGAGACGGTCACCGAAAACACCGACGCCCGGTACACTCAGGTCGGAACCAAGAGCGCAAAGATTGTCTGCGGCACCGACGAGGGTTTGCAGGTTGGCATAACCGTCGATGCCGATTCTAATTCATACTGGTCGTGTTGGGTTTATCTCCGCGTTACGGCTGGCGGCGTGAAATTAGAGTTCCATGACTTCGATGGAATCATCGAGCCTGTCGAGGGAGAAGCCGGATCTACCGACAACAATCTACTGGCTATCGTCATTCAGGGACTCGAACCGGCGAAAGGTGCGGGGGCCTTGAAGGTTATTGCTACCGAGCCCGGAACGACGTTCTATCTGGATGCGGCCACCATGACCAACTCCACGGCGGCCTACGAATTTGTGCCGCACATGGGGCCAACGGGTTTATGGCACGAAACCGCCCGGTTCATACGCGAGAAAGACGAATACGAGGATGCTTACGAAACGTCGTTTTTGGACGTGTCTTTCAATAACGGCTCGCTCCACGAAGTTGATATTGGCTCATGGGTACGCGTCAAGGACGTTCCGAATCAAGGCAGCGCATCACACGACATTCAATTCGATGCCCGCGTAATCGAGATTCGCAGTGAAGAGGATCATCATACCGGAGCCTTCAAGAAGGCGGTCAAAGTATCTCGACGAACGCGCAACTTCACGGATCGTTTTCGAGAGAGGTTACCACAGTACCCCGGAGCCTTTCAGGTAGGCGCAGACATTTCTCCGTCTAATAATCTTGACGTAGAATGGTTGGCGTTTCAGAGGGGCAGCGGCTCAGACGAATACGGCTATCTCCGAGGCATCCCCGGATATATTGGCGAGGTACTAGATGTGGAATTTCGTTCCGCCGAAGGAGCGAATGTTCTCTTCGCCGATTCGTGGGGCAACGTCACATACAACGCCGCCTCTGGCTGGTATCAGCAAGGCGTAAAGCTCCATGCCCGTCGAGACTCTGAATTGCAGATGCGATTCAACTGGGTTGACACGACCAAGAAATCAAATTTCGTAGCGCACCTGTTCGACCACGACCTACTTCCTGAGCCGCCGTTCGTTTTGGATTGGTGGTGGAATACAGGTTCTGATCTCTGGGAGCTATTCGCGTCGATCACTCAGGACGAGGATTCTCTGTCTACCCAGATATACCTCGACGCCGACGCCGCCGGTTCTCAGATTGTCAATCTGGACTCGTACCTCAAGCGGGTGAACCTCTCTCGCCTCATGGCCCCGGATGTCACGTGGTCTGCCGGCTCCTCTGACGTGGGCGTTGACGTGAGCGTGAAGGGTTGGTCTGAAACTGGGGCCACAGGAATCGAAGGCACGTACAAACAAATCTCAACCAATGTCCCGAGGGAGATCGTAACGGGCAGTGCTACATTTCTGGAATACGAGAACTTCCAGTATGACAATGCTGGATCTATGACGGGTCGCGTCGAGCTTCGCCCCGTTCCATATGCTCAGACCGATATGGGTAGCGCATTCTTCCGGTTTGCGCAGGGCTCGCACGTAGCTACCGCCGACGCATGGACAGTGCTTGCTTGGGAAGCCGAAGGCGTAGGCACCGGCTGGACTGCCGAAGGTGTTCTGGATAACATTCGCCAAAGTCACCTTCAAACACGTGTCCTCTGGGCCGACGGATCTCGCGCCGAAGAGAAGCGGGATTTCATCCTCGACCCCGACCGGGTGCCCGAGCCGAAGTTTACGCTCGACTGGTACTGGAACGACGCGAACGATGAATGGGAGATTCGTGCATGGGTTATCCGTGACGAAGATTCCAAATCGGTTCAGATATACATAAATACCGACGCCGTTGGATCTAAGGTGGTCAATCTCACCGACTATCTGGAAGAGGTTAATATCTCGACGCTCATGGCCCCGGATCGGGTGTGGAGTGCCGGTAGCGAGTTTGACCAAGTGGACGTGAACGTAAAAGGCTGGTCTGGTCTTAGCGCGACAGGAATTGAGGGTGCGTACAAAGAACTCACAACAACCGTTCCGCCCGCGCTGAGTGTTGAAAAGCAACCAGAAGGAGAGCCGTTCAAGGTCACCCCGTCGTCGCTCGATTATCAGCCGTTCCAATACGACAATTCCGGCTCCGAGACGGGGCGCGTTGAGATCCGGCCCGTTCCGTACAGTGTAAGCAATACGTTCCAGAACGACCCGGAGGATTTCACCACATGGACAGCGGAAAACGCGTCGGTGACCGCTGACGCGGCGGTTGCCCCGGACGGCACCTTGACGGCTGACAAGTTGAAGGAGAACGGAGCCGTTTCCGCCCATGATATTTTTCAGCAGCGAACCATTAACAGTGGCTCACAATACACTATATCGGTATTTGCAAAGGCTGCTGAACGGTCGTTGTTGCGGGTATATCTTGGCGATGGTGGATTTCCGGCGGCGTGTGGCGTGTGGTTTGATCTTTTGTCGGGAACGGTGGGCTCAGAGGGGTCTAGTATAGACAGTTCTGGCATCACCTACGTTGGCAATGGCTGGTATCGCTGTTGGGCAACCGATACGGCTGATGCTTCCGGTACTAATTATGCAGCGTTGTTTGTCTGTTTGGAAGATGGGCTCACGGTATATGACGGCGACGGTTCTTCCGGTTTGTATTTGTGGGGTGCGCAATTCGAAGAAGCACCCTTGTCGGATTACAGCAAGGCCAACGTCGGATCAGTGTTCTTCCGCTTTGCGCAAGGCGCACAGGTCGGCTCTGGGGCCGCATGGTCTGAATTAACCTACGAAGCGGAAGGCGCAGGTACGGGCTGGACGGCGGAAGGTGTGCTCCATGAAACACGGAATTCACACCTTCAAACGAAAGTTCAGTGGCTCGACGCGGACCGCGCTGATGAAATCAACGATTTCACGATTGATCCCGATTTAATCCCAGAGCCGCCATTCACGCTGCAATGGAAGTGGGACAGTGCCCAAAACGAATGGGAAATCCATGCTACCGTTACTCGCGACGACGACTCGCTTTCAGGCAAAGCATACATAACATCCTCGGCCACGGGCTCCGTTCTTTTCACGATGGACGACCACATCAACGAGATTAACGTCTCGGTTCTTATGGCTCCTGATCGTGCGTGGCCTTCCGGCAGCGAAGGAACCGTGGCTACCGTAGGAATCAGAGGGTATTCCGGGCTTGCCGGTGCTGGAACCGCTGGGCCGTGGGCAGAATTGACGGCTGCGATTCCTCAAAAAGCAGGGGTTCAGTCAGAAGGTGCAGCCGTTTCGGTGCCTCCGACAACGCTCGATTATCAGAACTTCCAGTACGACGATGGCGGAACGAATACTGGGCGCGTTGAGATTCTCCCCGTGCCGTACAGCGTTGTTAATCTCCATTTGTCTCCCGAGGCTTTCGACGACGCGGCATGGGTAAAGACACGCGTGGATATTGCGGCGAATGATTTTGTTGCTCCGAATGGCACCCTGACGGCGGACAGAATGACGCCTCAGAACACGGCTGGCGGAACGTACTATATGTACGACGGCATCCCGGTCACTTCGGGTCAGGACGCTACATTTTCTATCTACGTTCGTGCTGCTGGGTATCAGTGGATCTATATGTCGTTTTCAGGAACGGGCGGGGCGTTCGCTGACGACAAGGTGTGGTTCGATCTCCTGTCCGGCACGATTGGGACGATTGACGCCGACATAACGGCATCCATAGAACACGTCGGCGATGGCTGGTATCGGATAGTAGCCACGCGGGAGGCTCTGGCAACCACGTCTGGAACAATCGTATATCTTGCATCCGAGGCTGACGGCGACACGTCTCATTCGCCCGACGGAATAGCTGGTTACCATTTCTGGGGCGCACAAGGCGAGATAGCTTCTGCGGCCACAGAGTACAATAAGACTCAAACCGGCAGTGCGTTTTTCCGATACGCAGGGGGCGCACAGGTTGGATCCGGCACGGCATGGACTGAGCTAGTCTGGGAAGCCGAGGGCGGCGGAACAGGCTGGACTGCCGAAGGCATTTTGCACGAGGTTCGCAATTCTCATATCCAAACGCTCGTTCAGTTTGTCGATGCTAACCGCGCCGACGAATTTAAGGACTTCACGATTGATCCAGACCTAATACCAGAACCTACGTTTACGCTGTACTGGGTCTGGGTAGTACCGGGAGCCACCTATGCGCAGGGACAGTGGGAGATTCATGCGCTCATAACCCGAGACGATGATTCTCTTTCGGGCAAGATTTACATGGGTTCTCCTGCCGGGGGCTCTGTCGTATTTAATATGGCGAATCTGCTTACCGATCTGAACGCATCCGTTTTGATGGTTCCAGACGAAGTATACACGGCGGGTAGCGAGGGTGTAGTTGTTACCGTGGGCGTGAAGGGATATTCCGAAACTGCTGCCGGTGGGATTGCGGGCGTATGGAACGAGGTTACTGCCGTGGTGCCCCCGAAATCAACCGCGATTCAACCGGACGCCAGATCGTTTGCCGAATCACTTCAAACACTCGATTACCAGCCGTTCCAATATGACGACGGCGGCAATGAAACAGGGCGGGTTGAAGTGCGCCCAGTGCCATACGATCCGGCAAACCTGTATCTAAAATCAGAAGAACTCGACGACGCTTACTGGAACAAGACTGAGTGTACGATAGACGCCAACGCGACGACGGCACCAAACGGAAAGCTGGTTGCCGACCAACTGGTCGAATCCGTGACCGCTTCCACGGCGCACTACGTACATCGCGCACTAACCGTCTCATCGGGACTGCCGTATACGTTCTCGTTTTATGCGAAAGCTGCGGGACGTGCATGGATGCGGATTGCCATTCCTTCTGGGACAAGCGTTTTTGAGCCCTCCATTCTCTTCTGGTTTAACCTAGAAACCGGAGAATTCGGTACTGTCGCCGGAGACGTAGAGGATCACGGCGCGGAGTATGTCGGAAATGGCTGGTATCGAATGTGGGTCATGGCAACATCCATTGGAGCCGGAAGCGTGAATCCGACGGTTCTTATGGGAGAACTGAACGGACAAAATAATTACACGGGTGACGGTGTTTCTGGGGCTTACGTGTGGGGCATTCAGGCAGAACAAGCCCTCTCGCCTACGCCTCATAGCCAGATCAACTACGGAAGCGCATTCTTCCGGTTCGCGCAGGGTGCGCAAGTCGGCTCGGGCCTTGCGTGGACGGAATTAACATGGGAAGCCGAAGGTGCGGGCACGGGCTGGACGGCGGAAGGGGTTCTCCATGAAACAAGAAATTCTCATATCCAGACTCGGGTTCAGTGGCTCGATGCTGACAGGGCCGACGAGATAGTAGACTTTACGATAGACCCTGACCTGATCCCCGAGCCGCCATTCACGCTTTCATGGGAATGGAACACAGGCTCGGATCTCTGGGAGATTCATGCCATTGTGACTCGAGACGACGACTCGTTATCCGGGGCACATTATCTCTCGCCCGGAGTCGGCAGCGACCAGTTTGAAATGACGGATTATGTCAACGACGTGAATCTTTCTCGTACTGCTACCCCGGTTCATACGTACCCTGCTGGCAGCGCAAATACGGCGGTTACCGTAGGAATCAGGGGCTATTCAGAAGCCTCCGGCGGCGGACTTACGGGAGCGTACAAGGAACTGGTTACAAACGTCCCGCAGGAAACGCCAGTAGCGACCCTTGACACACAGATTCAGTATACCCCGTGGCAAGAGGATCGCGGCGGTGGCGAAGGTGGTTATCTACGGATAAGGCGCGTTCCGGTCGGCAGTGCGGGAATATCAAATGTTCGGTACAAAATCAAATCGGGCGGCAACATCGGTGACGCACAAGCCTTTGAAACTGATCCTACGTTTGATGGCGGTGGTGCGGGATCGGGCTGGCTGATGGCCGTGGCCCTGCACCCGGAGAGAAACTCCCAAGTAGAAACCCATGTTCTCTGGACAGATGGCTCTCGCGCTACGGACGTGCGGTTATGGTCATTTGACCACGACAGGAACCCACTTCCAAAGGCTACGACCGAATGGGTTTGGTCGACAGGATCTGGCAAGTGGGATCTGTATATGATTATCGTACGGGACGAGGATTCGCTTTCATGGGAGGCCGATTTAACTGGTGCGACCGGATCCGTATGGTCGAATTTCGTGGCGTCGATTTCACGAATCAATTTGTCCAGTGCTACATGGGCCGGTGATAACAGGAGGTGGAATCCCGGCAGCGCAGGAACCCCCGCGACTATCGGGATCAAAGGGTGGTCAGCGGCGGGTGCCACAGGATCAGCGGGTACGCGCTTCACGCTCTCGACGGTGGTTCCTGAACTCAAAGAGTCAGATCATATTCAGAACAGCGCGATTGGTAGTGCTAAGATCCAAACGGGCGCGGTTGTTGCTGGAAAGATTAGTGACGAGGCGGTTGATTGGGCGCAGCTTAAATCGACAATCTCGCCGATCTTTGTGGCTGCTGCATTGCCGGGTGTGGGCAGCGGGTACGCCGTCGTTTACCTGACGGCGAATGACGGCTCGAACGATGCGCTACATCTATATCGAAACACGGGCGCGGCATGGCAGATCGTCCGGGCGGAAGTGCTGGCGGATCGCGTGATTGCGGCGACCTTGTCCGCGATCGTGGGCTCTATGGGTGCGCTTCTTATCGACAACAAGATTTCAGTCGATGCGAATGGTTATATCACAATGGGCGGGCACACCGGTAACGGCTCGATCATAACAGGCGTTCAGGTTGGGTACTTGAACAGGGATCTCTCGATCACGGACTACGGACTCGCGGCGGCGATCAGTGGCGCGGAAGTGATTCGCTTGACGGCGGGCGAGGGGCTCGTATATCAGGCTGGCGGTGCGGGCGTTTACCGAACGACGTGGGAGAATGCGAGCGGCGAAACGACCGCTGCTATCGCAGGACTCACGACACAAGCTGGCTTATATATGTACGCACAGGCGGGATCGGGTGACGATCCGATGCGCGTCTCGCTCAACTCAGTGTCCGAGGACAGCTTCGGCCAATGTGCCCTTGATGTTCACGCGGACGACCATTTCACGACGGGCAATACTCACGATCCGTTTACGAGTATTTACGGCATTCCGGGCACCGCTCGGCTTCACGTGGGGCTCGCGGGCGTTGGCACCAACCGGCCAAAGGCGACGGGATCAACCGGCGTCTTGTGGGTCAATGGCGATTTCCGGCTTGACACGACGGTGGCCGCATCGAAAACAGCCACAGGCTCGTATTTGAAGGTGATCGTTGGAACAAGAACGGATTATTTTTTACAATTATACAAGTAAATGGCACAAGATATTGTCATTAGAAAGGCCGAAGATGTGGACACGGACACGTTCACGCGCAAACGCAACCCGTTGGGGGGTGCGCCCTTGGTCACAAAGAAAGTCAAAAAGATTCGGATTTACGACGTTACCTTCTCTTACGAAGATCCGCCGGGAACGCTTCTGTTGACCAAGACATTCCAGATCGTTCTCGAACGCGGTGCTACATACATGGACAGATTGGAGGCAATCAGACAACAATGGATAACAGAGAACACGTGAACGGCGTAGCAGAAGAAAACGTAGCCGCCGAAATCACGGCTGGCGAATTACAGCGGGCACTTGCACAACATGGCGAGAGCCCCACCCCCGAGGCCGTAGCGGTTTTGGCACGGCCCGTTGGCCCCCCGTCGCCAGACAGTAAACCGACTATTGAACTCTCTCGCGACCAGCGTAACGAGGTTCGCTCGGGTATCTTGCGCCGTGCGCTGGAAACTATGTTAGCGGCCCCGGCACAAACAGAAGCGACCACGCTTACAAAAGTGATGAACGCCACCTCTGGGCTGCTTCTCACTGAGCAATTACAAATCTTTTTAGCGTGTCGCGATCTCGCGCATGGGGTTGAGGATAAAACGGTGCGGGAGAATTTCATCGGACAAATAGGTCTTGCCGTTGCCCATGCAAAGGTTAAGCTATTCGAAGGCGGCAACATGGGGCTGGCGGACGCCGAACAAGCGATTGCAGACGTGGAGGATGCAGGAGAAAAGGCAGCACTATACCTTCAACTGACAAAGAGGCTGTGATGTATACCAATGGTCATTTCAACGATGTTGTAAAATACAACCTCCGGGCGAGCGGCGAGAACTTCAAGCTCTCAGAGAACTTTACTCTGGGCGAAGTGGCCTGTAAAAGCGGATCTCCGATTGTTCTTATGCACCCGCTCGCGGTAGCGATGGCGCAGGAAATCCGCGACATTATCTCGAAGAAAAAGAAAAAGAGCATCCCCGTAAGCGTGAACTCTGGCTACCGGGAATGGCTGCACCACAAGGCCACTTACAAGAAGATCAAAAAACCCGTCAAGAAGGGCTCTGCTCATTTATTCGGGATGGGCCTCGACCTCTCCGTAACCCCCAAGTTACACAAGCTACTTATTGAAGTGGCCGAGAGCCTGAACCCCGGCGGTCTAGGATTATACGACACCTTTATTCATGTTGACCTGATCGGCGAGAATCGCCGCTGGGACAACAGAACGTGACCCGTGTTATGGAACGCAAAACGTCCGAGGATCACGACATTAAAATGAATAGCAACAGCAACGGGACGAGGGATTTCGTCAATTCAGCCGTTAAGGGTTTGGTGTATTTATTCGTCACGGCAGCACTGGCACTTCTGGTTACCGCCGTCTCGGTGAACGGGGCTCAAAACACACGCATCGCCCTCATCGAGAGTTACATTGTTACAGAATCAGACAAAAACAACAAACTTGAGGACACTCACGATCTGATTTTGAAGAAACTGACTGAGATTCAAGTCTGCCTACGCATACAAACTGTCGCGACCGGCGCGACTTGCGAGTTCGCCAACTGACCGCTACCTTCTTTGAAATCCAACAGGAGGCTATTGCTATGGCGAAGAAATGGTTTTTGAAATCGCGGACGTTCTGGGGCATTCTCGTAATGTTATTGACCACGGTTCTTGGCGACAACGGCGTTCTCAACGTCCCGTTAGTCACTGAGTTTCTGAGCGGCATCGCGCAAGATGGAGCCTTTACCGTGGGTGGTCTTTTGGCCCTCGTGGGCATGGGGCTTCGAAGCACATCGGTCACCCTCTGGAAGAGTGAGGACACAACCGGATGAACAAGGCTCTGCGAACGATCGGTCTGATCGTCGTAGTTGCTCTCATCGCTGGCGTGACCGGGTACTTTATCACCAAGCGATATTTTCCGACGACAATCAGAGACACAGAGGTTCGTTATGTTGACCGCGAAATCACGCGGCGGGACACAGTTACCATTGTTCGGCCAGAAGTCCGAACCGTCTACCGAACCGTCCGAGATACCGTCACGATTCGAGTTAAGGTGCCTGTTGGCTTCGGTGTCGCGGGAGTTATTGGAGCTAGTCCGATACTATTCCGTCGCGGAGACATCATCCTCACATATTTTTCGGACTCGACCTTCGTTCAGGACAGATTCCGAATACCTCGCCCGAATTGGGGTTACGGATTAGCTGCGTACGCGGCGGCTCGTGTATCTCGGTTCGAGGTTTCAGAAGTGGGGTTTGAGACGTGGTTGCGATACCGGAGATTTACCGTGTTCTCACGCCTATTTGTTGACGACGGGGTAGAGACGGGTTTCTCGATAGGCTTGCGAATGCGCTTAATTGGAACGGACTAATATGCCAGCAAAAACAAGTAGGGCCAAAAGAGATCGGGTTGCGCTTACGCCGCTTCCGTTCCCGGCAGTGAAAAGGGAGATGCCAATAAAAGAAGTCCCTCGACCCAAGAAGGTGGCCGATCATAAAGGGCTTCGCCATATCTGGCAAAAACTATTCGCCCGAGAACACGCCAGTCTACATCGTATTATGATTATTCAATACACGAGGTAACACCATGCCACTTGAAGCTATTTTTGTCCTTGCCGGAATCGCCGGTATTATCGGTCTGTACTATTTCAAAACAAGAAAATGACCTTTGACCCGATTTATTCTTCGATGGCTACCATACCCGGAAGGGAAAAGGAATGCGCGAACACAACGGAATCTATCGTTTCCCAGTGTGACCGCGTTGTCGTTATGCGAGGGCCGCTCGGCCCTGATGGGCGAACCGACGATGCACGTAAATTCTTTGGTGTAAATGACGCTCCCTGTTATCGTTTCATCTGCGACGATGATCTTATTTTCCCTCCGGGTTGCCTCGAATGGATGCGTGAGTGGGTCGAAGAGTATGACCGCAAATGCGTAATCGTTTTGGGCGGCGGCATAATGAACGAAACGCCTGTCGGGTCCTATTACAGAGGCGGTAGAAGAGTTCGTTATGGGGCTCTGAATCAAGTAGATGAGGCGGTCTGGGTGAACGTGCCCCTGACGTGTGGGCTCATGTACCATACTGACACTATCCAGCCGCGTCTCGAAGATTTCCCGGCGCACAATATGGGCGACATCCTTTTCGGCATCCTCTGTCAAGCCGAAGAGGTGCCCATTATCTGTCTGCCACACAAGGCGGACTATATCACATATCAGGATTCCGTCGGAACGGACACGATCTGGGATCGAGAACACAGCGACGATCCAATCCAGACCCAGTACACAAACTCTATCCAGTGGAATCTTCTTACCCTGTAACCAATATCAGATACGGCCCTACTGCTCAAGAAGTAGTGGTTGAGATTCGTGACCCCGAAGAACACATCCAAAAACACTGGCTGGCTGGCTGTTTTTACGAATCCCGTGGCGGCGGGTTGCTCCCGTATATCCGGCACCTCAACGCCCTCGCTGGGCCATTCCGGGTTTGTTACGATATTGGTGCCTCTATCGGTAACCATACCCTTTTCATGTCCCAGATACTCGGCGCGAATTACGTGCTGGCTATTGAACCATACTTGCCCTCCTACGACCACCTCGTTTCCAACCTCGCTCACAACCACGTGTCGAAAGACCGGGTCTGGACGCTGAACATGGCCCTATCAGACGAGCAGGTCTGGGGCGATGCCGAACTATACGGTCAGGAGAGCGGAAACAACGTCGGCATGGTTCATTTCACGAAATCCCAATTTGGCAGTCCTGTTTATTGTGATACGCTCGACACGATGGTTTCTAAGTATGGCTGTCCGCTCCCCGACTACGTGAAGATCGACGTGGAGCATATGGAGGAACAGGTCGTCGCCGGGATGCTGAATACGATCAGGGCTTGCTCTCCAATTCTATCCATCGAGCTTGAACGAGGAACCGAGGTAATGGATAGTATATTATCCCCGCTCGGGTATCGCCGCGATCCCGTTGTGCTGAATCACACGCCAACGTATGTTTACAAGCCGGACAAATGAACCGTGTCATTACTATCGTTTCATACAACAGGCCGTTACTATTAGAGCGGCTTCTGGTATCGCTCAAGCCTCATGTCTCTGACTCTGATTACATAGTCGTTTTTGACGATTGCTCCAAAACAAAAACGGCGGACGTTCTCCGCCGCTATTCTCCGGCTGACTGGACATTGCACCGCTTCGTTCGGCACCAAGGGCGGCTGAATCACTGGCGGCTCTGGAATACGATCGTCCATGTTCTCGACCGCATGAACTGGGATCACTGGCTTGCTGTCCCTGACGACGTGTGGTTCCCGGCTCAGTACAGGCACCTCCACCGCCTCGCGCACACATGGGCTCGTTTAATCAAGCATGACCCCTTCGCCGTTACACTCAATCTCTGCGTCGATTCTCGTGGGCACGATAAATGCTGGACCGGCCAAGATCCTGTCGTGGTTAGGATCGGGAATACTGTTCTGCACCGCACTCAATGGGTCGATATGTGCTTCTACACAGACCGCCGTTTTCTCGAAGCCGTGGATTGGTTTATCCGTCCTACTCTGGAATATATGTTCGAAGAAACCCGCGGCTCCGGCGTTGGCCGCAGCGTATCGACGCTGCTTTATTACAAGGATTTGAATATGTACCAAGTCGATAAAACTGCCGTGTTCCACGGTTCTCACACATCCGTCATGCACCCAGAATACCGAAAAGACAACCCTCTCTAATATGCAACCCGCTCCGGCCAAACTGATCTACAACATGGCGACCGGAACGCTCTCGGGCGTTACCCCGGAAGAACACGCTCGCCTTCTCGCCTCTGGAAACCACTTCCAAGACGCTTCGCCGCACCAACTCCCCCTCCACGAGCCGTTCCGTGTCATTAAGCGGATTGCTCTGATTATGACGGCGTGGCAACGAGCCTTCCTCACGCAGAAGATTTGCGAATACTACGGGTCGCTCAAGATCGAAGGGTACGACGTGCGCCTGTTCGTTGCCGTGAGTCCAGACGAGGATCCTGCGAATGCCAATCTAACCGAATACACGAACGTCGTCTATGCGCCGAACTACCCGCTGAACCGCAAGTGGAATTTCGCTGCCCGTCGAGCCATCGCCGCCCATGATCCCGACTGCATAATTATTGTGGGTTCGGACGATCTTATCAATGCAGATTACATAAAAACGTGCGCTCGTTATGCCGAGTTCGGTTGTGACCGTTTGGATAGTTGTGTCTGTTGGTTTTACGGACTCAAGGAACGCCGTAGCAGCTTACTACGAGCCGCGAGAGTCGGTGCGGGTAGGATGATAAGTCGGGAAGGAATTGAGAGGCTTAGAGGGCAGTTATGGCCGTCCGACGATAAGTGGCACGGCAAGGCCAAGACCGATCAGGGGCAGGACGCCCACTGGGACGAGGCGGGGCTGAAACACATTTTCTTCGACCCCACACGAAAGCCCTTCGGCTTCTCCCCGCGTCTCGTTGACATCAAGACTCCGGGGATTAACCGTTGGGCATGGTCAGAATTTGAACCGGGCAAGAACCCCCTCTGCGAGCCGTGGGATAATCGCGATTTGATTACTCACTTTCCGACGATATTTGAGGTGGTAGAGAATACGGACGTTCGAAAACTAGCTTAACGAAGTTGACACTCCGCTTCGACTGTTTCATTCGCTCGACCTTATAGCTTGTCCATCCTTCGAGGATCAGCAAGGTCATTATCTCGGCCCAAGCCTCATCTTTCGTGCAGTAGTACGTGGCGCGTTCCACGAGTTGTCGTCGCTTTATCATTGTTTCAGGCGTGTTGGACTTCTGAGTCCGAGGACATTTTCAACACGTCTCTGCTCAGTTGCAGTTTGAAGTCGACGACCTCGGTCATGTACATGGCAATCTCCGGCCCCTCGAAATGGAGCGTACACAATAGCTCGGAATCTTCGTTGCCGTCTTCGCGCCCATCGACTGCGCCGAGGCTCGACGTAAATGCGCCGACAAGCCCTTCTTTGGGGTGGCCGTCTTTCGCCTGAACGCCAAAGAAAAAGTTTTCTATAAGCTCTCCTTCTGTCGCGCCAATAAAATCAACTCCTGTCGGGAAGTCTGCTTTTAACTGTACCGAGTTGAAGTGCCCCGCTCTATGCAGGTCCGTAAGCCACACGTGGATGTTGAACCCGCTGGGCTCTGCCTCGCGCACAAGAGTTACCTTGTAGGCGTCTATCTCGCTTGGCGAATCAACGTATGGCGTCGGCTCAAAGCCATCTGCAATCGCCGCCCCCATGAGTTCGCCGACATTGTGCCGGTTCGCTACCGTTAGGCCGATTATGTCAGCCATGGTCAGCGCAGAGTCTCCGCTTCCGAAAACAGTCGTTTCTAGTGTCAAGGGCTTTCCCATTTGGTGCCTCCTATTTAGGTGTTCCAGTAAGACTCAGGCTGATTCCCAGTGCAAGCCGGGGCCGCCGGAGCCGTGTTTCTATTGCAAGCGGCGTTGGCACTCTGCCATACCGAACAAACAAGATCCGATATGCTGCTTGAATTTCAAAAATATCCGGGTAGTGCGTTTTCCATGGGACGATCCACGGCCCCTTGAACGAGGCCGACAAGTGAACGAGCCAGACACTCGCCATTCCTTTGACCCCCAAAAGCGGATAGCCCAGAGTGGACGTCCGTTTGATAAGCGGGAAAAAGAGCTCAAAATTATTGTGCCGGACATACGGCCTGACCCCCTCGTAATACCCGACGGTCGGGACTTCCGATATTTCCCGCCTGTGGTGATTGTCGTACCAGAATTGCCATCGGTGATTGAACATGGCTGCGCTCACCTTCTCGTATCTGAGGCCGATTTCGACGTACCGGCCACCGTAGAATATCTCAACGCCGTGCCGCCGCGTCAGCACTGACCCGTTCTCGGCATTGAGCAAGTGAATGGCGTTCTCTTTGGTCTTTCGGTGCATCTGCAAATGGAACCCTATCAGGACTCGAACCGGCCCGTATTCAACGTACCCCGCGCCGTGAGACGCATGGATCCAGTCGTCTACGGGCCACGGCCAAGCCTCCACGTCAGCCGATAGTCCGAATATCAGTTGGGCTAAGATCAGAAACGCCATCGGTGTTATTTTATACTGCTGAACAGGGTCGGCGGCTCTATGATTGTTGCTGGAAGCATAAGTTCGTCATAGTCAAACTGGTCGCCAAGCGCGTCTTGTATTCCTATTTTGGGTCCGCGATAGCTCAATACCTTTTTGTGGTACGTGAGATAGCTCCGCCTGACTTTTAGTTTATTCAAAACAAACAGTGCGCCGTGTTCGCTGACCCGGTAGACGCCGACTTCCTCCGGGTGTTTTTCTAGCAAATACCAGTGTCTCAGCTTCGGGAAGTCGCCCACAACAGCATTGGGCAGATTCGATTCCTTCATTTCAGTTAAAACCTTCACCCAGTTCGTCCCGTGAACACGCCAGAGCCATATCAACACCCACGCCATAGATGAATTTAGTGGCCGGTCGTATACTTTGGCGAAGCGGTCGCAGCATGGACAGTCGAGAGACTTGCCGGCCATTAGCTCCGCGTAAAACTCATTTCTCATTGTCGTCTGAGGTGTTTATTGGATAGGTTCGTCTCCTGTGATATAGCCAGAATATGATATGTGCCCGGACGGGTAGATGAAAAACCAGACGTTCGATTTAACGCCTCTCACCTCGTAGCCCTTCTCCTTTTTGAGCTTTGTTACTTCCGACTTGCCCATGTTGAATTTGTTGGCTAACTGCTCGGCTCTCTTACGGAGTACGGGCTCTTTGATTTTCCGAAGTACCGTTTCCATTGCTACCTCCGTCCGCGCTGTTTCATAGACCTGATCGCGGTCAAGAGCCCGACTAGCCGGACTCCTGCCGTTTGTAGATTCGCCTCAAGCTCAACAACCCGATTATCAGCATCAATAACCCGCTGTTGCAGATCGGCGATTTCGGCGGAGCTTGGAAAGTTATCTATGACCGATTGGAGAGAGTCGGCCCTAGCTACCTCCGAAGCGTATAGTGTGGTTAATGCACTGTTCGCGTCTGAAATGCTCCGTATCTGGTTTGCCTGTGCCGCTATCGTTAGGGAGTCTGCGGCGTAGGTGGAGTCCATGACAGCCGCCAGTACTACGATCTCGTTCGTTAGGGAATCGAGTAAGGCGGAAAGCGTTGTGTCTGCTGCCGTCGCTTTAACAATGTATATCGCGTCGTTTATGTACGTCAGCCCTGTGATGAAGAAGGGCTCACCTTCATATAGCCCGTCCTTTTGTGCTGTAATCGGATCGTCTCCATGAACTGCAAAGGCGAGGTTTTGCCCAAGAGGTACCGCATCGACGCTTTCCCCAAAGCATCTCGTATCTGTCGATCCAGTGTATCGGGTGTCGGTTTCGCTTCTGATTGATTCATGGATTATCACCGTCGCGTTGAAGATGTTGCCCGTGCCGTCGGCGCATTGCCCGTAGGCCACTGTCAGGGCGTAAAGTCCAAAGAGCGTTGCCACAAGAAAAAATGCCGCGCCTAATATCCAGAAGTTTCTAGGTGTGTTTTTCATCACAATGCTCCTTTTGGTTTTCGTCGGTAAGAACAGTATCAAAATCGCCTCTTTCATGTTTCCTCCTGATTTCTCGTGCCAGCCACGCCGTCGATACCATGTGGGGCAGCGTGTTAATCCAGATGGCTATTTCCTCAATCGTTTCATCCACGGAAGTTAGCTGTTATCGGCCTAGTCGTTGTTGGCATTCGTGCGCAAGGTCGTGATACTCCCACGCGCGAAGCAAGTCTATCATTTCCGGCGTGATCTGGGCTGCTTTGGCTACATTCTCTGTCCACGGAACGACGTTGAGGTTAGCGGCAGAGCCGATACGTTCTGGTGGGAGGTCATGTTTGAATCCCCACGACACGGGGACGATATGATCGACCGTGTGCCCGAGCCGCTTCCGGGGCGCATTCTGGGCCGTTATTTTCCTAACGTCTGCGTAGTATTTGCGGCGGCGGTCGGTTCTTTTCATGGCCTGTCTGTTGGCGGGGCGGGTAGGGGCATCCAGTGGGTAGCCTCGTATGGTAACGTCGTGTTGTTGCCAACAAACCCCATTGTTTTTGACCAATAGCCAGAGATGATTACCCAGGAGTAAATTAGTACATCCTTCGCATCTTCCGGCATCTCGCACCCGTCCTCTATCTTGATCCAAGGGGATTGTAGCTCTTTGATTGCCCACTCTAGCGACGGAATAGTCCTGTCAAGGCCGGGGTGTTCTTCGGCCAGCCAGTTCCTGCATATTTGCAGGGATTGTATCTTCCGCTCTCTCGTTAGATTTTCCATTTCATATCAGTTTGTGGTAACAATTCTTATCATGGTAACAATTCTTATCACACTTCGGATTTCAGATCGTGTATAATGTCGTCTTTCGCGGACTCCCACGACTCTGCCCTGCTGTCGTAGTTGGAATCATTGGCCTGTTCGCGACCCGTATCGTGGGCGATTTCTAACCACCACATCAATTCGCTGTATGTGTAAGTCTTTTCTTCCATGTCTTCACTCGGTTGTGGGGGCTTTCTTTTTGTATGTGGCGACGGAAAACATTGCTGCTGCCCATGCGGCGTTGTATGTAGCCGTCGAAACGTCTTCCACGAAGTACATATTGTATACTGCAAGACAGAGTTGAATGAATCCTAAAAAAAAAAAAAACTGGCTCATTTCAGTTTGTGGTAATTGCTATTATCAAAGGTTGAGAATTATTAGTTTCTCTGCCGGAATCAGGTTAATGATTTCCTCTATTGTTGGAGGGGGTTTATCTCCGTTTAGTTCTTCGCGTAGCCCCCCGCCAGAACCGAACTCATGGGTATAAACTGGCCGCCCTAACGCAGACTCGACTGCGCGGTGTAGTTCGCCAAAGGGCATACAGAGCAGCTTGGTATTCAGTTGAAAGGTTGCAATTTCTAAATCAGTTGCATTTTCCCACCAGCCGCTTTCGCCTAGTGCGATCGCTTGCTCTTTTGTTAATTCTTCCATGTCTCTACTCGGTTGTGGGGGCTAGAACATCCTGC